AAATTTAGACCATTAAAACCTAATTCTTGGAATTATAATCCTACAGAATGGTTAGACACATTTAATATTTTGTTTGTTATGAAACAATATGAAAAAAAAGACAACACATTTAAATTTATGGGTGTTTTTCCTATTGATTTTATGGATAAATATGGTTCAGAGTGTGTTTCAAATGAAATGTGTAATATGAATATTGTTGAATTATATAATTCTGGAATTAAAAAAATTGGTATAGTATTAAATTTAGATAAAAGTTGGCAAGAAGGTTCACACTGGACTGCTGTATCAATTAATATAGAACCGAAACAAAAAAATTTTGGTTTTTATTATTATGATAGTGCATCGAATAAACCTCCAAAAGAAGTAAAAGAATTGTATAATGTATTAAAAAAACAATTAAATAATAAAAAAAATATAAAAAAAAATAATAATAAATTGATAGAAGAACGTGAAAATTTTAAATTAGATTATAATAAAATAAAACATCAAAAAAAAAATAGTGAATGTGGTATGTTTAGTATATATTTCTTAGACCAATTTATTAAAAACAAACATATTCAAAAAACATTATCTAACAAAAATTTAAATGATGATTATGTTTTTAATTTAAGAAAAAAATTTTTTACATCAACCAATTAATAATCATTTAATAAACACTGAGAAATACAAGAATATCTTTATTAAAATTAATAAATAATGAATTCAAATATTTTAAATAAAACAGACGAATATTATTTTCATAAAATAATTGAAACACTAAATTTAAGAGGTTTTAATCCTGAACTTATTATTTCCTATTTATTATTAGAATTAAAAGAAAACGAAATTGTTTATATTACATTAATTGATAAATGGTATTTATATGATTATGAAACAAAAAAATGGAACGAATATGATTTCAAAATAACTATCTCAAAAATATGTCAATTATATGAAACATTTAAAATAAAATTTATTAATTATATCGAAACTAAAAAAGATGAATTAACCGAAAAAAATTATTTGAGATTAAAATATTTTGCTAATAAAATTGCTGATATTATTTATAATAATGAATTAAACAAAACAGTTATTTATAATAAATGTAAATCTTTATTTACTATTGTTTAATTTAATTAAATAATTAATTAATTAATTAATTAAATAATTTAATTAAATAAATTCTATTTGTAATTCAAAAATGATTTCAGAATTTTTTTTAAAATTATATTTTTCAAATTTATAATTTAATAATTCAATTTCTATTTTTTCCATATTATTTAATAAATTATTTTCAAAAATATATTCTTCATTATATATTTTATTTGGCATTAATACACTAAAATAATTATTTAATTTATTATTATTACTTTTTATTAATTTTAAATTATTTAAATTTAATATTATATAATTAGGTTCATTCTTGTTTTTATTAAATTCAATATAAACATTTAATAATTTTATTTTTTTTATATTATATAACTTCATCTTTTCATCAAATATATATTCATATTTTTCATTATTACTATTAAAACTAATCAATATTATTTCTTTTTCCAATATCTTATTATTGAATATATTATTATTATTTACATTATTATTTAAATTATTATTTAAATTAGAATGATTAATTAATTCATTATCAAAATGTTTAAAAAAATTATTATTTGGAATTAAATTATCATCTGCTATTTCTATTTCATTTTCATTTAAATTAATTAATTCTTTTTGATTTTCATTTTGATTTAAATTAATTAATTCTTTTTGATTTTCATTTAAATTAATTAATTCTTTTTGATTTTGATTTTCATTTAAATTAATTAATTCTTTTTGATTTTGATTTTCATTTTCATTTTGATTTTCATTAATATTAATAATATTTACTTTTTTTTTATTTTCTAATAATTGTTTTTCTTTTAATTTAATAATTTCATTCATTTTTGATTCAAAATCATTTTTAGATAATATAGTTTCTTTTTTGTCTGTAAAATTAGGTTTCTCTTTAATATTTTGTTCTTTTGTTATTTCAAACTTGCGTGTTGATTCAAAAGCATCATATCTTTCATTTATATTTTCATTAATTTTATTAAATTGGCTATTTTGATTTTCGCTTAATATTCTATTTTGTTCTCTTATATCTAATTCTGGTTTATTAGAATACTGTTCATATCGATTATGTACTTGATTATCTCTTCTAATTATATTATTTTCATTTTTTTGAGGCAAATAATCTACATAATCAGTTTCTATAATTTCTCTTAAAGTTTTTAATGTAATTTTATTTAATTCATTTAAATGCAAATCTTTAGCATATTCTGTTTGTGTTAATTTATTTATTATATTGAATATTATTTTTTTTAAATTGATTTTTTTATTAATTATAGAAGGTTCTAATAAATAAGTATCATAAAAATATTGATTAAAATTTTCTATAATATTTTTAATATTTTCAATGGATATAAAGTCTTTATTATTTTCATTACAATTATTTAAAAAATTTAAATAATCTTTCATTTTGTTAGTATCATTATTTTCTGTATTCATATTATTTATTTTTGTGTTATTATCCATTTTCTTTTTAAATATTAATTTAAATAAATAATGAATTTTAATAAATCATACGCAACACCTGTTAATGATAATCAGATGTTTGTCAGAGGACCAAATCCCAATCTTCAAGGATTTAATGGAATACAAACTTTAAATACTCAAATATCAAATCAAATATCACACATTAATCCCTCTTCTGAAATATCAAATGATAAAGAAGTTTTATCTCATTATAATGTAATACCTAATCCTGGTTTAAAATTCAATTTTATTCATAAACCACACAAATTAATTTTATATAAGAATGTTGATAGCAGTGATGCAGGTGAATTTAATTTTAATTTAAATGAAACACTTAAAGATGTTGTTTATGTTAAAATGATGAAAGCAGTTATGGTAACAGATGAAGTAAATTTTGATAGTGATAACTCACTTCCAGGAGAACATCCATTATTTTATACATTAACCATCGATGAATTAAATAAAAATTATAGTGATAATTTAACAACACATAAATTAAATAATTCTTTTTGTACATTAGATGTTTATGATTTTATTAAAAAATCTAATCATAATGATGATATTTATACAAATGAATGGAATATACATAGAGATGATGTGCATTTTGACCCACCATTAAATTCATTATCTAAATTAACCTGCAAAATGTTCTGTGAAGACAAAAATAATATTTTAGATAATGATAATGTTAATATTCCTTTCCGTATTAAATTAGAATTTATTGTTTACACTAAAGACAAAACTAGAAATTATTAAATTAATTAATTTAATAAAAAAATTTAATTAATTAATTAAATTAATTAGTTTATTTTGTAAATATATTTAATTTATTTAATTAAAATAAATATGAGTTTTAATAATTTTAGTAAAAGTAATGATAATCAATTATATATGAGAGGTATTAATCCATATTTACAAGGTATAAATGGAATGCAAACATTAAATACAAGAATTATGAATCAACAAATAAATTCTCAGCCATCCGCTAAGATATCAGATGACAAAGAAATTTTATCTCATTATAATGTAATACCTAATCCTGGTTTAAAATTTAATTTTATTCATAAACCACACAAATTAATATTATTTAAACACGTTGAAACTGATGATAATGGTTTATTTAATTTTGATTTAAATGAAACATTTAAAGATGTTGTAAATGTTAAATTAATGAAAGCATTAATGGTTACAAGTCACGTTGAAATAGAAACTGTAGCAGGAAACCATCCTTTATTTTATACATTATCTATTACTGAATTAAATAAAAATTATAGTGATAATTTAACAAATCATAAAATAAATAATTGTTTTTGTACATTAGACCCTCAAAATTTTATAGAAAAAAATGTTAATAAAATGGATGATCTTTATCAAAACACATTTACTACACACGAAGACCAAGTATTTTTTGACCCACCTTTAAATTCATTATCCAAATTAACTTGCCAAATGTTTCGTGAAGACAAAAACAATATCGAAGACGCAGCAGGACCACCTGCAGTAATACCTTTTAGAATTAAATTAGAATTTATTATAGAAACTAAAGATAAAATAAGAAGTTATTAATTTTTAACTAATCTTAAAATAAATTTATCATCTTTGTTTTTTAACAATAAACCAATAAACTTATAATTACCAAATTGTTCAAATTCTTCGTAATCAAATAATTGTCCTGTTTCATCTTCTTTATCAAATTTATTAATATCTTTCAATATTAAATATTTTTTTTTCAAAATTTCTACAATTTGTAAATTTCTTTCTATCTTTTCTTGTTTTTCAAATGCTAATATATCTATATCTTCTTGTTTAATATCCGTTTTTAATACTAATCTATCAGCTTCATAATTATCAGGATAAGTAAAACAAGATATATCAGGATGATTCTTTTTATGCAAACTACAATCAACTGCACTTGATTTTAGTAAATCTAATAATTGATTATTTATTTTAGCTTTATCTAATGCCAAATTCATTATAGTTTCATCTGTTGTTTTACCTTTATCTAAACGTTGTATTTTATCTTCTTTAAGATTTTCTTCACTAAATACTGATAAATATGTAAACACATCTAAATTTCTATCTTTTTCTGGTAATTCTAAATGACTTCCTGTTCTAGCACCACGACCTGTAACCTGGTCTAATCTTATTTTATTCCAATATGGTTCAACTATATTAATTTGTCTTACATTTGCTAAAGAAATACCTTCACTTCCTGATTGTGTTATCATCATTACTTTTAATAATTCACCACGAATATTTCCTATTTTTTTTCTAGCAGACAATGTAATTTCTTCTGTGTTATCATTTCTTATGTTTTTGTTAGAAGAAAATAAATTATATAATTCATCTTTTATTTCTTTTGAAAGATTATTAAATTTATTATTAAATATGTTTAATAATATAGGAGTTGCTTCATTATCACCAGAAAATTCACAAAATTTAGGTTTATTATAATCTTCTTCTTTTATATCTAAAACAAAATTATTATTAACTTTTTTTAATTTAAATTCAGCATATCCATTTGCTTTTAATATTAATTTTAAAATTCCTATTCCTTCAACTGTTCTAAATTGAGAATACACCAATGTATTACCTTCAGATTTATTTATATTATCTAAAATAGCTTTAAATTTAGGAGAATATAAATGTAATTCTTTTTTAAGTAATGTATCTTGTTGTTCTTCTAATTTAGTTAAAACTTCTTGAATAATAATTTCGTATTTAGAATTATTATCAATATTTTTTAAATATGTTGATTTTTCTTCTTTATTAGCTTTTGTTTCTGATTTATCATCTTCTTTTTGCACGGCATCAATATTTTTTTGTTGTAATTCATCACTATTTTGACTAGAAAGGTGTTTTAACATTAATTTTAGTTTACTTGGATAGGGTCTGTCAATTTCATCGGGAAATGCAAAATTACAAATTGCTCTAGAGAATGCTTTATAAACTTGTATACTATCGCTATTTTGATTTCTTCCACTTCTTTTTTCTTTTCTAATTTCATCTCTACGTACATCAATATATTTTTTAAGTTGTACTTCAGACATATCCACTTTTATAATTTCATTCTTACGAATATCTGGAAATAATTTTGAATTAGTATATTCAAAATAAGATACAGAACCAAGTATTCTTTTTGAAAACAAATATTTATTTTTCATTCTAAAATTTTCTTCATCAATAAATAAATTTTTAAATTCTTCAATATTATTAGGTAAATATCTATATTCAACATTATCAGGAAATTTATTCTTTTTATTATAAAAAAATTTAATATTTAATTGTTCATTTATATATTTAATTAAACTATCAATTATATCTTTTTGACTAATTTTATCACCATCCTTGCTATATCTTATTTTAAAACTATCTTTTAATCTTTTAAAACCTAATGGTAATAAATTAATTTCAAGTCTTTTATAAATTGCATTATATTTATAATTATCTATATATAAATCTTTATCTAGAATATTTTTGATATTTTCTATTTGTTGTTCATCAAAATTTTCTTTTGTTTCTAAATGAAATGTTCTTTGTATTCCTTTAATCATATTTAAAAGAAGTGAAATTTCATAAGGTTGATTGATAATAGGTGTACCAGATAAACACAAAATTTTACATTTTTCTGCTTTTAAAATCATATCATAAATAGGACCCATTATTCTACTTCCATTTAAAACATAAGAAATAAAATTGTGTACTTCATCTATAATAACAATCTTATTGTTAAAAGGATTATCTGGATTTTTATATGTATCAATGTATTTTGATGTAGTGTCTTTTAAGTCTTGATACCATCCATTTTCAAATTTACCCGTTTTTTTGTTTTCTGAACCATAAATTATTTTGTTTGTTTGACCATTATAATTAATAATAAAATACTTTTTTTGAACCATAAAATCTAATTGATTCATTATAGATTGTTTTTCATTTTCATTTAAATCATCAAAATTAGATTTTTTATCATCCATAGAATACCATAAACCATCATTCTTTTCAAAAAATTTATCATCTATTAAAGGTAAATCTTTTTTAAGTTTTTTTAAATTATTATATGATAAATGTTTCCAATGTTGTTGAGTTGAATAATATTCGTGTCCACATTTAATTATTTCATTAATATAATTTGCTCTCAATGATTTAGGCAACATTACTACAACCTTTCTATCATTATCATCAAAATCTTTATAAAGTTTATCTATTGATTTTTTTTTAGATTTTAATATATATGTTTTATTTAAAAATAATTCAGCTGCTGCAATTGAAGCACAAGTTTTACCAACACCTAAACCGTGATAAAGTAATAGACCTCTATAAGGACTTTTAGGACTTAAATAATCTCTAATAAATTTTTGATGAGGAAATAAAGAAATAATATTTTTATCTAAATCTTTGTCATCACTCTTGTTTTTTAAAATATAATTTTTAAATTCATCTAAAATCATTAATTTAAAACCTGCTCTATTAGGTAAATAATATTCATCTGGTGATATCTCAGGTAATTCAATACGATTATTGCTTTTAATTAAATAATTTTTAATAAATTCTTTGTGTTCATCATCTTTTGATGTATTTGACATAATTATTTATTTAATTAAATATTTATATTAACATCTATTTTTCTACTTTAATTTTTACTTAAAATTATTTTCATATTTTTATTTAATTAATTTAACTAATTTAAATAATTTAATAATTAATTAATATGGATAATGATATTGAAATAATTATAGATAATAGAGAAATTAAGATTAAAGAAATTTTAAATAATATATTAAATAATAATTATAATATTATAACAGCAAAAGAATTAGATATTAATAATAAATTAAATAGTATAATAAAATATGAAAATTTAGATTTAGGAGATATAGTGATAAAATACAAAGGAGATATTAAATATATAATTGAAAGAAAAACTTTGAAAGATTTAGGAGAAAGTATAAAAGATAATAGATATCACGAACAAAAACAAAGAATGAAATATACATTAGACAAAAATATTAAAATTGTATATTTATTTGAAAGTTTTTTTGGTTATGACACTCTTACTAAAGAAATAGAAATATCTAATTTAAAAGGTAATACAATATTAAGTGCTATTTTAAGTACTACATTAAGAGAAGATTATGGAATATTATTAACAAAAAATGTAAATGAGACCGTATGGTTATTAAAAGAGATTTTTACAAGAATGTTAAATAATTCAACGAAATATTTTATAGAAACAGAATATAATATACAACGTAAAAAAAGTAATGATGATATAAACAATAGTCTGTTTTTAAAAAGAAGAAAAAAAGATAATATAACAAAAGATAATATTTTAATAATTTCTTTATCACAAATTCCTGGTATATCAGAAAAAATTGCTAAAGCAATCTCTAAACATTTTACTAATATGAATGATTTTTTTATAAAATTAAATAAATTAAATCATAATGAAAAAATTAATTATTTAAAAGAAATTACATATTCTGTAAAAGATAATAAAATTAGAAAATTAGGAAAAAAACATTCTGAAAATATTATTAATTTATATTTTTCTTAATTTATATTTTTCTTAATTTTTTATTGTACAATATTATATTAATTATTATATTTGATATTTTTTAATATGTATTATGTATAGGGTCATTAATGTATATCATAACAAAATTAAATATCAAAACAAATAGATAATAGTAATAATAGTGTATACCTGTTATTTGTTCTATGTAATAAATTAAGTCTTTAAATCTCTCATCTTGATTCATTTGATTATCTTTATTTACATTTAGTGTAACCGGACACTTGCCATCATATATGTACCATATAATTAACATAACTAATAATAAAACAGTATGTTGTAAATGATTGCCTAAAATTAAAGAATAAAACATTAATGGAACTGAAAAAAAATTATGTAAAGTATTTATTATAATTGATGATTTTTTTAATTTCTTTTTATTATTTGAATTATAATTTGAATTATAATTTAAAACAATTGAAACAAATATTAAAAATAATAAAAATAATTTATTATATAATTTATTATTTTTTTTCATTTAATTAATTATTATTTTTATAAAAAAATTAATTAAATAATTATAAAAAAATAATTAAATAATTAATTTAAAAAAATTTGAATTAAATAATTTATGTTAAAATAATTTAATTAATTTAAGATAAATTAATTAAATTAATTAATTGATAATAGAATGGATTCTGATGAGAAACCTTTTAATAAATTAAATAAATTAATAAATGAGAATGATGTAAATAAAATATTATATAATTTTGGAATTAAAATAAAATGTACTAATATTGATTATTATAGAAAATCGTTGGTACATAAATCATATATTACAAGAAAAAACGAAGATTTTAAAAAAGGTAATGAAGATTGTCCTGATAATTGTTTGCCTTTACAAGAATTTTCTAATGAAAGATATGAATTTCTAGGTGATTCAATATTAAGTACATCTGTAGCACATTATTTGTTTAAAAGATACATCGAAGAACAAGAAGGATTTTTAACTAAAATGCGTAGTAAATTAGTTAATGGTAAAATGTTATCTGAATTATGTAAACATATTGGATTAAATAAATGGATTATTATTTCAAAACAAATTGAAGAAAATAATGGAAGAAATAATGAAAAAATATTAGAAGATGTTTTTGAAGCATTTATTTGTGCGATTTATTTAGATTTTAATCAATTAAATTTTAATTTAAATAATAATAAAATTAAAAATAATGATAAAATAGATGATGAAATAAATGAAACATTAGAAGATATAAATGGAATAGGTTTTTTGATAGCAGAAAAATGGATTATAAATATTATAGAAGATTATGTTGATTTTGCTGAATTAATTTCAAATAATGTTAATTATAAAGATAAATTAATAAAATATTTTCAGCAAGAATGTATGAATAAACCACAATTTATTGAAAATAATATAATTAGTAATGAAACAAATAGTTTAAAAACGAAAGAATTTATTATAGTTATTAAATATGACAATAATATAGTATCTACAGGCAAAGGTTATAATAGAAAAGCCGCTGAACAAAATGCTGCATATAATGCCCTTAAAATATATAATCAAATTTAATAATTATTATAATATCGTCGTTTTTTATAATTTAAAGATTCTTGTTTAAGTTCTTCATATAATGTAATATCATTACCAAGATTATTATATATTGTTGCAGATGTATCTTGATAATTATTATAATTATTATATATATTTTCAATAAATCTATTTATCATTTGATTATCATTTATTTCAGAATTATTATTTTGTTGATAATTTAAATCTATCATATAGATTTGTTGTGTATTATTATTTTTTATAAAATTATAATTTTTATTATTTGTATTATTTGTATCTGTTAATGAAGAATTTTCACTAACTAATATACTTTTTTTATTATTATTACTAAGTAAATACAAAGATACATTATTACTAAATTCAATATATTCTGTTTGTTGTAATAAATTATTTAATTCTCTACAATCAAATGATACTATAGTAGCATCAATATTTCTTTGTGCATTTGAAACATCCAGAATATCTGCTAATTTACGTAATCTTAGTATATTATTGGTATTACTTTTACTTGTATTATTCCATAAATTTTTTAAAGTTTTTTTAAGAGTATTTTTATTATTACTACTAAGATTATTCATAAAAATATTTTGTGTTTTTACTATAGTTAATGGTGTATTAATATCTAAATTATTCCAATATTGAAAATAATTATCACTAAAACCACCTTTTTTATTATATAATTTTTGTTTGTTTGATTTATTTTGTTTGTTTGATTTGTTTTTAATATTTTTGTTATAATTTTCTTGTGAAATTCTTACACATCCATTATTATTTTTTTTATAAAAATATCCTTTATCTGTTTTGTAATAAATGTTTTTCATATTTATTATATTTAATTTTTTATTAATAAATAATAAAAATTTCTATAAATATAATAAAAAAAATAAAAAAATATAAAAATTAATTAATTATTTTGTTCTTTTAATTTTGGAAGAAGAGAACCATAATTGGTGTGTTCGGCGTCTGTTAATAATGTTCCTAATAGAGAGGTTTGGTCCATTCTAGGTTGTATATTGCAAGTATCTTTTTTGTATCCAAATTTATCACATTTAATTTTGAGGTCAGTTAAAATTCTGTCATTTTTAATTTCTGCCATAGACATATTACTAGTTTTCTTTTGAAATTCTCTACACATTTCAGCATCAGCTATATTTGAATCAGCAATTTGATTATAATCTGTATTTAAAGTCATATCGGCTTTGTTTTGATTATCAACTAATTTTTTTAAAAATTTAGTTAAATCTTTATTTCCACCATAATAATGATTGTGAACAACAGTAGTGTGTTTATTTAATTTAACTTCAGATGTACTATCTTTACCTTTATCTTCTTCATCATTATTTTCATTATCATCTTCATTTATTTCTTCATTATTATTATTTTCTGAAAAATTATTTTTATAAATTTCAGGAAATTTTGCTTTTAAATCATTTAATTCACTATTAGCATAATTTTGTTTATCTGTTAATGTAATAGTTTCATTTTTATTACCAAATAAATTTTGTTGTATTTTAAAAATTTCTTGTTTGTCTTCTTCTTCATCAAGTGTTTTTAATTTATCATTTAATTCAATAGAACTATTATCTAATTCATTAATTTTTTTTTCATATTCATTTATTTCTTCTTGTAATTTGGTCATTTTTTCTAATATTTGATTTTTTCTTTCTTCTGTCATTTCATTCTTTTTTTCTTCTTCAAAATTTTCAATCATATTTTTTTTTGACCTTTCATCTAATGTTAGAATAAAATATATCATTACAATTAAAATAAATAATATTAATAACGCATTATCTAAATGAATTTTTAAAAAATTTTTTAAAATTTTATACATTATTATTTATTAATAAAAATAATAAAAAATATTAATTTTTTATTATATAACAAAATAATTTAATAATTTAATTTAATAATTTAAATTAATAATTTAAATTAATAATTTAATAATTTAATAGTTTAAATTAATAATCTATTATATTGTGTAATAATATGGATAATAGGTCTCCATTCAGGGATATTTAACCTATAATATATATTATCATATTTTTTTTGTAATATATTTTTATCACATTCATCATTATATATTTTTTGTAAACCTGTAAAAGGATATTGTGAATAATGTGTGATATAATTTATTTTTTTAGAATAGAAATTTTTTCTTAAATTTTTTTTGTTATCAGTTGAAACTAAATTAAAATTTTTTTCAATAATTCTGATAAAATCATCTATTAAAATTAGTTGTCCATTAGGCATTTCCATTATAAAATTTTGAAATAGACCACGTTTTTTTACAAATTTTTTTTCGTAACAGTTCATTTCTTGATTATATATACAATTATAATATACATAAAATATAACTCTAAATGATATATTTGATAAATCATCAACTTGAAAAAATTTTTTTAATAAATTTAAATCATATTTTGGGTCTATTATATATTTTTTTAAATATTTTATTTTATGTTTATTTAATATAGGTTTAGTTATAAAAGAATAAACATTAAATTCTTTAATATAAAGAGAATAACTATCATCATCAAGAGATAAAATATTATGTATTGTATTTTCTTTTTTATCTTTGAGAATTTTGTTTAATACAGTATCCTCATTTATTTTATCAAACAAATCTGCAACTATTCTATCAGTAAATCTATAATTTTGATTAATACATTTTAAAAAGTGAGTTAAAACAATTTCTAATTGTTTTATTTCTTCACCAATAAAATCTGTTTTATTATAAAATAAAATATTTTGATTATTTATTTTTTGTATTTCTAAATTTGGTAATTTTAATTGTGTGAATTTTAAATAATTTTTCAAAGACATTTTATAAAAACCATCTTTGTAATTTTCTTCAAAACAATTTTTTAAAATTAATTCTGAAATATCATTATTAAGAACAGTAAGCAACTTACTTCTTTTTTTGTAATATTCTATTCTTCCATTTCTAATGATTTCAGAAATTTTTTCTTCATTCATCTGAATTTTACTCATTATAGATGTTCGTAAATAGTCAAAGGTCTATTATCTATTTTTATTTATTAAATATATATAATAAAAAATAATTCAAATTTTTATTATCATATATACTTTATATTAAAAATTATATATACTTTATATTAAAAATTATTATATATATTTATATATATATTATATATATTATATATTATATATTATATATTTAATTGGTAATAAATTTAGTATTAATGGACATAGCTGCGATTTCTTGAAGAAGTAATTTGCAGGCATAGGGTATTCTGATTTGTGAAAAATCAATTCTATTATCACAGTTATAGCATATATATATTTTGCGTAAAGTATTAACATTTGCGACATTTTTGCATTTTTTACAAACAAACATTCTATAATTATCAGAGCATTCCATAAGTCTTTCTTTTAAGAAATGCAATGTACCGTGGCCCCAGTTGCATTCAACTTCCATCTCTCCTAACCTTAAACCACCTTCACGTGCACGACCTTCAGCGGGTTGTCTAGTAAGAAGTATGATGGGTCCGTTAGCAGATCTTGAATGAATTTTATCGTGTACCATATGTTTTAATCTTTGATAATATGTAGGTCCTATAAATATAGGTGTATCAATTTGTTCTCCTGTTCTTGGATTATACATAATTTCGTTACCGTGTTTATCATATCCATAATCACTTAATAATGACGCAATTTCATCTTGTTTTTCATTTTTATTTTTATACATAAAACTAGTAGAATAACCTCTTTTACCAATATTTAAACATAATTTACTCATAATACATTCAATTAATTGTGCAATAGTCATTCTTGATGGTATAGCGTGTGGGTTAACAATGATATCGGGTACAATACCGTCTTTAGTAAATGGCATATCTTCTTGATTGTAAACCATACCAATAATACCTTTTTGTCCGTGCCTTGAACTCATTTTGTCTCCAATAGTAGGTATACGTATATTACGAATTTTAATTTTACTAAATTTGTATCCGTCGTTATTAATATTTTTAAAATATTTATCATTTGCAAAATTTTTATCTATAAATCCATATTCATTTTGTTTTAAATATACACTATTGTCTTTATATTTATGTAATTCACTACTTTTATCGTGCATAGTTTTACCAATTATAATATCACTATTTTCAACATAAATATTTTCTTCAACAAAACCATTTTCATTTAATTTATCATAATTAAATGGTTTAATACCTTTTGTATTATCTTTATCAGGTATACAATAATTTTCTTCTTCACCAGTGCTATGATTTTTATTGCACTGGTCTTTGTATGTTCTATAGAATGTTGAATTAAAAAATCCCCTCTGTACAGCAGATTTGTTTATCATAATGCTGTCTTCTTGATTAAATCCTGTAAAACAAGCAATTGCAACTATAACATTATTACCATAAGGTAAATTATTACAATTAGTTATATCAGAAATACGTGTTCTAACTAATGGTACTTGTGGATAATTTAAAATATTAGCAAGAGTATCCATTCTATTTCTAAAATTAGACATATACACGCCAATAGCCTGTTTACTCATAGCAGATTGATAAGTATTTCTAGGTGCTTGATTATGGTCCGGAAAAGGAATATTGCTTGCACATAAACCAAGAGTAAGCGATGGATGAATTTCTAAATATTTGTATTTTTTAGGATACATATTTTGTTTAAAACCTTTTCTAATATCTTTATGATTTATTGCAATTAATGTATTATTACTTTCTTCGGCATCAATAAATTCTATAATAGATTTATCTTCTTCATCATTGCTATTATAAATTAATTTATCAAAATTATATTTTTTATTTAAAATATCACAAACAATTATTTTATTAAATCTTAATATTGTTTTATTATTCTTGTTTTCTAATACATATAAAGGTCTTACACATCTTCCAGCTTCTGTATTAATTAATATAGTATTTTCTTTGTATATCCAAGAAATAGATGTATGAATATGTATTATACCATTCCTTTTATAATATTTTAATAAATTATAAATTTCTAATGATTTTTTACAATATCCTATTAAATCACCATTTATAATAATTTTACAATATTTAAATAAATTCTTAAATTCTTCATTGCTTTCATTTTTATTTGATATTTCCAAGATTGTATTTAATTTTATAATATCTTTATTTTTATTTAATAATTCTCTAATATGATTTGAATCAGATGAACAAGTTATTGTTGATATCATTGATAAATTTTTAACTAATCCAATAGAAGCACCTTCAGGTGTTTCAGAAGGACAAATAAAGCCCCATTGTGTAGTGTGTAACTTACGTGGATGTATCAATTTACCATTCTTTTCCATAGGTGTATTAACTCTTCTTAAATGTGATAAAGTTGAAATAAATGTTAATCTATTTAATACTTGTGCTACACCCTGTTTTGATTTATTTGTTTGATTTTTTATGCCCCAATTACCTGTTGCAAGAGAATATTTAAAACCACCTTCAATTATTGAAGATTTTAATATTTTATAAATATTATTTTTATTAATTATATTAATAAAATCGTTGTTTACTTTCCAGGAACCATTTGTATATTCTTTATGAATTATAATTTTCATATCTTTAATTAATTTACCATAATATTGACGAAATAAATTTGACATCATTACACCAGGTGTATCAATTCTTTTATTAATATAACTATCTCTATCATCTAATTCAATTATATTTAAAGAACATAATATTAATTTTCTAACCATATAACCAAGATAGATTGCTTTTTTTTTGTAACATTCGGATACGTGTGGTAAAAAATCATTTTTTAAAATGTTTTTTAGAATTTTTATTTTATGTTTTTTATTTGATAAATACTCTTTAGAATAACCTGTTATAGACAAATATTTTGATATATATTCTAATGAACTTGCTTGAGTAAGATATTCATTTGCTTCTTCTACACAACCTTTTAAGTTATTGATTAAAATTTTATTATTTTTATTATCTAAATCAAATAGAATATATTTAATAATTTCTTTATCACTTTCTATGCCTAATGCTCTAAATAAAATAAATATAGGTATATCATATTTAACGTGATGTATAACACTTTTAATAGTTTTTCCATAACTGTTTTCTTGTGTAGATAATTTTAAAATGGTTAATTTTTGCGGACTAAATATATTTTCAGGAACAGACCTAATTTCTGCTATATAAGAATATGCTGTTGATTTTGTATCTTTAAATACATATGTTTTATTGCCTGCTATTCTATCTTGTGAAATCACAACTTTTTCATTACCATTTATTATAAAATATCCTCCAAGATCATATTTGCATTCTATATCATTATTTAAATTTAAACTTGAATTATTTAAAACACAATATTTTGAATTTACCATTATAGGAATTTTTCCTAAATTAATATTTTTTATAATTTTTTTTTGAACTACAATATCAATATTATTATAATTTTTTAAATTTTCATTTAAATTTTCATTTAAATTTTCATTTAAATTTTCATTTAAATTTTCATTTAAATTTTCATTTAAATTTTCATTTAAATTTTCATTTAAATTTTCATTTAAATTTTCATTTTCATTAGATTTATCATCTATATTATTTGAATCATCTTTTACATCATCTTTATTTTTATCAATATTATCATCTATATTATAGAATTCTATTTCAATTTCTAAATCAACACATAAATTACCTGAGTAACAAAAATTTCTCTGTCTTGCTTCATTTGGTGTCATTATTTTAACAGTTCCATTCTTTTCTTGTGTTATTGGTTTAGATATTCTTGGATTTAAAACATTTAAATTAATATTATATTTAAAAATATCTTTATCTTCTATATATTCATATTGTATATTAATTGGATTAAAACCTTCTATAATATCATCTATTTTTTTAAACACAAAATCATTATAAGAATTAATTATATGATTTATAATATATTTACCATTATCTTGATCAAAATATAATTTTATAATATCCCAGGTGTATTTTTCAAATTCAAAAGAATTTAATTCTATATTTTTATCTTTTAATTTTTTTATATCATTATTCATATCATTATTCATTTTATAAAAAATCTAATTTTGAAATAATTAAAATTTTATTTAAAATTAATTAAAAGAATTAATTTTCAGTTAGTTATATTTCTTTATATTTTTTTAAATAATTTAAATCAATTTTTTTTTATAAAAACCCCATTTCTCTATTTATATTATTCTCATTATTCTCATTATTATCATTATTATTTAAATCAAACTCACTATAATCTTTTTTACAAATAGGACAATAAGGTTTTTTTTTTAACCATTTATTTATACAAGAATTACAATAATAATGTTGACAATTTAATTCAATAAAATAATTATTATTTTGTTTTTTTAAATCATCTATACTAGAAAAACACACTGGACATTGGTCTTCAAAATTATTATTATTTTTTATGATTTTTATTAATTCATCATTATTATATTTTTTTTTTATTATTTTTTCAACATCAATATTATATGTTCTTTCACGTCTTTCTGTTCTATTAAATGGAACACTAAAAATAATAGTTTCATAAAGTGTATTGTTTCTTGTCATATTATTTAATAAATAATTATTATTTGAATTATTTACAATTCTTCTAAATTGATTCATTATTCTAGTTCTTCTATTATTATTTATTCTATTTTCAAGTTCTGTATAAAAATTATTCAAACTCTCAAAGTTTCTATCATAATTGAAATTATTTAAATCATTCAAAGTACTTCTATTAAATATATTATCATCTACATTATCACTATCATTACTAATATTTTCAGTATTATTAATTTCAGTATTATTAATTTCAGTATTATTAATTTCAGTATTATTAATATTTTCAAAATTATTAAAATTATTATCAAAACCTTGTATGTTTTCATTATTATTTTGTATAGTATTTAAATTTGGTTCATTCCATAATTGATAATTATCATCTATTCTTTCATTAAATAAAGTTTCATTTACCATATTACTAACAAGTCTAGAAGAATAATCATTTTCATTATTATTATCTCTAGGTGTTTCAAGTCTTTCGGATGTTGTAGAATTGTCAGGAGTTGTATTTCTATTACTGTATATGTTATTTGTTCTACTTAAATTAGAAAAAATATTATTAGAATTATCACTTGGATTTACTAAATTATTTATTAATCTATCAATATATGATATAAATGCATCTGTATTTGTACTATTAGAATTTTCATTATTATTAATTTCATTATTATTATTAGTTTCATTATTATTATTAGTTTCATTATTATTAGTTTCGTGATTGTTAATATGGTCTATTTCAAATGTTTCATCAGTGTCATTAGTCATATCTGTATTTTCAGAAGTTGATGAATTTTCAGAAGAACTATTAGATAAATTTTGTTGATTGTTTTGTTCATTATTTTGCTGGTTATTATTAAAATATACAACTCTGTTTTGTATATTATTCATACAGTCTAAACAATGTTCTCCATAATTTTCAAAACTTATTAAATTTTCACAAAACTCACAAGGTATCATATTTTCATTTTCTAATTCATTATTCATATTATTATCTACTTCATCATTATTCATTATATTAATTAATTAATTTAAATAAATTTTATATTAAAATTTTATCACAAACTTAATCTAAATAATAATTTATCCTTCTAAATAACTATTAAAGTTTTATTTTTAAATTATTTAAACATTAATTAATTAATTAATATTGTATTATAATGTCTGAATTAATTATTGATGAATATATTAAACTAGATTCAGAATACAAAAATAAATATGGTGATAAAACCGTTGTTTTTATGCAAGTAGGTTCTTTTTTTGAATTATATTATTCTGTTAATATGAATAATCAACAAACTTATGGACCTGATTTAAAAAAACTTGCTGAAATTATGAATATAAGTATAAGCAAAAAACACAATAAAAAAAAAGAAAATATAACTAGTTTTATGGCAGGTTTTCCTGATTTTATTGTTGATAAATATATTGAAATTATGTTAAATAATATTTATACTGTCGTTATTATTGAACAATTTGATGACCCTATAAGCAAAGGAAGTAAAAAAATAAGAAAAATGACGAATATTTATACACCTACTAATTATATTAATAGCATTAAAGAATATAATAATCCATTTATAATGTGTATATATTATTATAAACTTAAAAATATTTATAATAAATCTAAAACTAACCAATATAATAAATTTGATGAATATGATAGTTTTAGTATATCTTGTATAGATTTATCAATAGGTAAAACAGTTCTTTATCAAAACAGTGATAAAGAAGAAAATACAATGAAAGAAAATTTAAAGAATATTTTTATTAAATATAAACCAAAAGAATTAATAATATTAACAAAAAATGAAAATTTAAATAAAAAATTAAATAATTTATTGAATGAAATAGTTAATTTAAATAATATAAAAAGTTATAATTTTATAGACAGTGAATTAGAAAACAAAGAAATTTTTAAGATTAATTATCAAAATGAAATTTTTTATAAAATTTATCCAGAAACAAAAGATATGCTTATATCACCTTTAGAATATCTTAACTTACAAAAATATCAAGACTGTGTCAATGTATTAGTTTTTTTATTAGATTTTATTTATAAAATGAATTCTGAAATAATTTATAAATTAAACAAACCTATTTTTGAAGAATATCAAGAAAATCTTAAAGTACCTTATAATTTTATTACTAAATTAAATATTATTAATGAAAATATTTTAGACAATATTGATAGAAATTCTTTAATAAATATATTAAATAATTGTCAAACTAATATTGGTAAAAGATATTTTAAATACAATTTATTAAATCCTCTTACAAATATTAATAAAATAAATAACAGATATTTATGTATTGAATATTTTAATACTAAATATAATAATGAATATATACATAAATCAATACGAAAAATTATAAGTTCAATACCAGATATTGAGAGATATATTAGAAAAATGTTTTTAAAATCGATTAAAATAAATGAATTTAATGAAATTTATAAATCATTTTTAATTTTAATAAATTGTATAGATTTTATTGAAAATTCAAACACAAAAATAATAAATAAAATTTGGAATGAAAAAGAATATGATAAATTAAAGGAGAAATTAAAAACACATAATGATTATATTGAAAAAAACATAAATATAAAAAATATAGAATCATATAATTTAGATAATATTAATTATAAATTTTTTATTGATAATAATTTAGATGAATTAAAAGAATTAAAAGAATATCAAACAGAATATGATAATAAAATATTATTTTTAAAAAATTTAGAGAAACAATTAAATATAATTTATAATATAGGAAATGATAATAAAAAAGATGTGATATTTAAATTAGATTATAATGATAAATTAGGATATTTTTTCTTAATTACTAAAATCCGTTTTACATTTTTTAAAAAATATTTTATCAACAATTATAATATCTTTATTAAAAACAATCAATGTTTTTTATCTCAATTAAAAAATTTAGATAATAATTCTAATAATAATTTTGAAAATAAAATAAATCCAGAAGAATTTATTAGTGAATTTGAATTAAATACAATTTCATCTGTTAACAAACAATATAGAATTACATTTAAACAATTTTATAAATTAAATGAACGTTTAGTTTATTTAAAAAATATAATTAATAAAAAAAGTTGTGATAAATTTTATGAATATATGTTAAATTTTTATGATAAATATAATATCATTTATAAAAATAGTATTAAATTTATTGAATGGTTAGATTTCAATTCAAATAATTCATTTAATTCTATTAAATTTAATTATCATAAACCATTTATTAATAATAAACACAATAAACCTTTTTTAAATATAAAACAGATACGTCATCCTATTATAGAAAGGATAAATGAAGATTATGAATATATTGCGAATGATATAGAATTGGGTACAGACAAACAACAAGGTATATTATTGTATGGTATAAATTCATCAGGAAAAAGTAGTTTTATGAAGTCTGTTGGTTTGTGTGTTGTAATGGCACAATCTGGAATGTATGTACCTTGTACTACTTTTGAGTATTATCCATTTAAAAAAATATTTAGTAGAATACCAGGTGGTGATAATATATTTAAGGGTGATAGTACATTTGTAGGTGAAATAAAAGAATTAAGAAATATTTTAAGAGAATGTGATGAAAACACATTAGTAATTGGTGATGAGTTGTGTTCTGGTACAGAAACGACATCTGCAATTTCAATAGTATATTCTGGTATTTTAGAATTAATTAAAAAAAACAGTTGTTTTATGTTTGCAACACATTTACACGAATTATCTGAGATAGATGAGATTAAAAAAATGGAAGAAGATAATAAGATGTGTATATATCATTTGAGTGTTGAAAACAGATGGGATAAAGAAAAAAGAAAAAACATATTAATATTTGATAGAAAATTAAAGAAAGGTTCAGGTAGTAAGATATATGGTTTAGAAATATGTGAACATTTAGGTTTAGATGAAGAATTTATTAAGAATGCATATAATATTAGAAAAAAAATATTAGAACTTGATGATAATATAGTAAAAACAAAACAATCAAATTATAATAAAAATTTATATATGAATAAATGTGATTTGTGTAAAAAAAATGATGCAATTGAGACACATCATATAGAACAACAAAAAGATGCTGATGAAAATGGTTATATAAATAATTTTCATAAAGACCGTAAATATAATTTATTAAGAGTTTGTGAAAATTGTCATCAAAATATTCATAAAAATAATATAAATATTACAAAAAAAATATTAACTTCTGAAGGATTAAAAAATTTAATTAATTAAATTAATTTGTATTAGAATTAATGTTATGATTATTGTTTAAATCTGTATCTGTATCTGTATCTAAATTATTCATTTGATATGCTAAAATAAAGGGCATAAATTTATTAAAAACTTTACGAGTATTAATTATTTCATTTTCGTATTGATTTATTTTTTGTGTAGGGTCATTATTTTTTAAAACATATTGATAATATAATTCTTCAATATGGTCTGTACAATAATCTAGTTCTTTATTTAATGAAAAAAATAAAAAATTCTTAATATCTAATTTATCTATTTTATTAATTAAATTAACTAAATTATTAATATTATTTATTTTTTCATCTATATCAATTTTAATTTCTTCAATTTTTAATTTATTCATCAATATTCTATAAGGAATTAAAAACTCTTTTTAAATATTTTTATTAATTAATTAATTTAAATATTTCTAAAAAATAGAATTCAAGATAATGATTATTTTTGATTGAGTCATTGCAGGTAGCAGAATCAATTTTAGAAGTTAATGTTATTATATTTTGAATTTTTGATTCATTATTTTTTAATAATTGTTTTTTGAAATTAATTAAATAATTTAAATAATTTTCAAGAATAGTTTTAGTGTTTTCTGTTAATGTATTTAATTTATAAATAGTGTTTTTGTTTTTTTCAATAATTTTTATAATATTTTTGTTTTTTTTTAAATAATCTATATGTTGTTTTATAATATTAATTAATTTATCATAATTATATTTAGAAATTATTGTATTGCTTTCTGTAGATATTGAATTTTTAGAGAAATCTTCTAAAAGATTATTAAGTTCATCATTAAAATTAAATTTTTCTATTTTAATTTTATTTGTTTTTATTTTAATTATAGATGTAATGATGTGTTGTAATTTACAATCTAATCTGTTTAATATTTTAAATGGATTAAAACTTGAATCAATATATAAATCTTCTAATTTTAAATTTTGTATTACATTATCTTGTATCAATAAATCATCTCTTAAATTTTGATAAAAATCAAATTCTATTTTATATAATTCATCGTCTGTATGATAATTATTTTCATTATCTATATTAGAACATAATTCTTCCATTTTATATATAAATTGAGCATCTATTAATTCATAATATATTTCTTTATAATCCTCTAATATTTTAAAAACAAACTTATTTAACATTTTTGGATTATATATAATAGGATTTCTTATCATCATTGTACGACTTTTCATAAATTCTGGAATACTACTTACTGTAGATGCTAAACATATAAAAATTACATTATTGGTGAATTGTTCAAAAATTACTCTTAAATTAGAATATGTTTGTTGATTTAATAAATTAAAATTATCTAATATAAATATATGCTTTTTATTATCAATTCTTTTGTTTAAAATAATATTTTTAATAAATTCAGAAACAATTAATTGAGAGTTAGTATAATATTTAGATAAATCAATTTTATAAAAATCTTTTGTATAATAATATTCAAATTCTATTTCTTTATAATTAATTTTAATTTTCTTTGTTTCAAATATAAAAGTATTTGTATGAACATTATCTTCTAAATGATTATTTAAAATACGATAACAATAAAGATTACTATAAAAATTATTTCCATAAAGAATTATATTATTTATGTTTTCAAAAATATCTATATTTTCATTTATTAATTTATCTAAACTTTTATTTCTAATAGAATCATAATATAAATTTATATTATTTATTATATGATTATTTATATTCATTTATTACTTTTATTAATTTTATTATAATTTGTTATTTTAATATTATTTCTTATTAATTAAGATAATTTTAAATAATTCTCAAATTTTTTTAATATAATTAATTAATTTTAAATTTAAATTTATTTAAGATATTTAAATTTATTTAAGGACTTTATATAGATTATTAATAATAAAAAAATGGTAAAAGCTAAAAGAGCGGGATTAAAAAAGACACCAAAGAAATCTAAGATTGTTACAAACAATATACAAAAATCAGAAAAATCAAAAAAAACTAATGATGTTGTTGAAGAAGAAGTTGTATTAAATGTAAATGCTCCTAAAATTGAACCAGTTGAAAAAGTAAACACTAATATGGAGGTATTAGAATTAGAAAATAAAGAAACTAAAAAAGTTAATAAAAAGAGAGTTACTAAGAACAAAAAGGGTTCTCGTTCTAGCAAAAAAACTAAACAACCTGCTGTTGTAGAAGAAACACCTGCTGATGTTGAAGTAGAAGAGCCTGCTGATGTTGTAGAAGAGCCTGCTGCTGTTGTAGAAGAGCCTGCTGCTGTTGTTGAAGAGCCTGCTGCTGTTGTAGAAGAGCCTGCTGCTGTTGTTGATGTAGAAGAAAATGAAAAAGAAGAGATTGTAGAGACAGATATAAATCTTCTTGGAAAGAATTTATTAAATTTAACAAGTACATTAACAGAGTTATTGAAACAAGTTAAAAACGTTCAAAATGATATGAAAGTAATTCAAAAACAATATAATAAAGTATCAAAAGAACACGAAAAAATGTTAAATAAAAAAAGAAATAGCAAAAATAACAAACCAAGTGGTTTTGCAATTCCTTCGTCTTTAAGTGATGAAATGTTAGATTTTCTTGGTTTAGAGAAAGGTATAAAAGTACCACGTAATGAAGTATTAAAATTGATAAATAAATATATAGTTGAAAATGAATTGAGACAAGAAGAAGATAAAAGAAATATTTTGCCAGATAAGAAATTAAAGAAATTGCTTAATGTAAAGAAAAATGATAAAGTAACTTATTTTAATTTACAAAGTTACTTGAAACCTCATTTTATTAAAACTTAATATTTTTTACTAATTTAAATAGTTTTTTTTTATTAATTTTAAATATATTTAAAATTAATTTTATACATTTTATTAAATAATTACATCATAAAAAATAAATGAGTTTATCAATTGTTTTTAAAGACATAAATGATTTTGAACATTCAACAGAGTATTATAATTATTTAGATAATTTGTTAAGTGTATCTAATAATAAGTTAAATATTTTAATTGAAGAATGTATAGATGGATATACATATAATTGTGCTAAATTATTATATTTTCTTTATAAGGATAAATACGTATGTGGTAAATTAAAAACAAAATTATGGTTTTGCTTTAATGGTTTAAAATGGCAACAAACAGAATTAGGTCCTTATAAAGAATTATCAACTAATATTTTATATCTGTTTGAAAGATATAAATATTTAAAAGAAAAAGAAAATAATGATTCAAATAATGATAATGATAATGAAACTAATTGTTTTGAAAAAATAAACAATCTTATTTTAAAACTCAAAAATGTTAATTACAAAGAAAATGTATGCAAAGAATGTCTGTATCTTTTTTATAGTGAAGATTTTATCTCTCAACTCGATAAAAAATATAATCTAATATGTTTTAATAATGGAGTTTTAGATATCAAAAACAAAACATTTAGAAATGGTTTCAAAGATGATTATATATCACTCAGTATTGACAAAGAATATAATCAAAATAATATTGAAAATATTAATAGTACTATCGAAAAATTTGTCGCATTTAGACAAAAAATTTTAAATAAACGAAAACCTATTTATCTTTTTTAAATCGAATTATTTTAGGTAGTGGTGCCAGCAGGGTTCGAACCTGCGAAGCTTACGCATCCGATCTTAAGTCGGACCCCTTTGACCAACTCGGGCATAGCACCTAGAATAATCAAAAAAATTAATTATTAAATCAATCAGTACACATATCACTCATTGATATATATATAATATTATATATCTTTAAATACTTTTTTTAATAATTAAATATAATGTGTAATTTAACAGATAATTATATAAAGTTAAAAATATATAATTATATAGATATTTAATTATATAAGATTAATATATTAATTATATAAGATTAATATATATGATATATATATATATTTATTAAAAGAATATAAAAAAAATTTGAAATATTTAATTTGAGATAGAAATAATATTAATGGATATAATTGATTTATATATTAATATGGATTATATTGAAAATAATGAAGATGAAAAAAATTACAAAGAATATGAAAAGAATATAAATAATCCAAAATATCAAATAATGAAAATTAGAAAAAATATTTTTAAAAAACCAAAATCTGTTGAGAAAGATTTTATTAAATTATATAATTTAAATAAAGATAAAACAGATTATATAAATGATAAAAATAATTTTAAAATTAATATAAATGTAGATAATAGTACAAAAAATACAAATTATTATATGAATATTAAAAACGATACTTTTAAATTACAAGAAATATATATGAAGAAAATACAAAGGTTAAATGAAATATTTAAATATGAAAATATGTTTAAGTTAGGCATTGCTGCAAGAAATAGATATTATATGAATAATATTGAAAAACAATTAGAAATACTAATAGATGGAGGTTGGATAAAAACATATGACCAAAATGAAAATATTTTTAAATACAAAAAAATTAATCCAGGATTTAATTTTCCAACATATATTAAAACTAATTCTAAAACTCCTCCTAATTTAAATAATGAAAAAATACATTATACTAAAATTAGTGAATATATTTATGAATGTAGAGAAATTGTTAATCATTCAATATATAATATTGTTCACTATAAATATGCATATGGAGAATTAATACCTTTATATAGTACAGAAGTACAAAATAATATTAAAGATAGAATCGCAATTTTATCAAATCTTATAGAATTAAATAAATTATACAAAATATATTAATATTATATTTTAAAATATTTTAATTAAAAAATCATAATATATATTAGATTATTGATGATTATATTTGATTATTTTTAATTAAATAAGAAATTTATTTAAAATTTTCTTATTAATATTTTTATTATGAGTTAATTATTAAATTAAATTTATAATGAGTAATATATCTTTATCATTTGATAATAATGCAGAACAAATAAAAAGTATGTATGATGATAAAATTAAAAATTTGACAGAAGAACTAGAACATATTAAAAAAAATAATATGGTGAGAATGGTAAATAATAAAATTGGTGGTATGATTAATAATAGTGATAATTGCAAACAAAATATTGAAATGAATAATTTAAATTCTAATAATATAAATGAAGAACGTGTTATTGATATTGATGAAAATTTTATTAATATAAATATTTTATCTTCTATTGAAAAACCTGAAAATTTTAATTTAATTAAATTATTAATTGATAATATTTCTGATAATTTAGATTTTTATATAAATGAAGATATTATAAAGTCTCAATTAAGAGATTATCTCTTTTTCTGTATTAAACTAAATATTGGTAATTTTAAAAATAAATGTAGTAATTGTAATACACAAATAAGTAATACAAATAGTACAGGTTTATGTGGTAATTTTTTTTGTCAAAATCAATTTAATTTAAATTTTAATAAAAATTTAAATAATTTAAATTATTTAAATAAAAAATTTAATAGAAATTTTAATGCATAATAAATATGATAAAATATTAATAAGATAATGAGTTTTATAATTTTGCCTAATCAGTTATATGAAATTAAAATATTAAATAAAGTTTTTAATGAAGATATAAGTGATAAAATAGATAGTATAATAATATATGAGCATCCTCAGTATTTCAAAAAATATAAATTTAATAAAAAAAAATTGCTATTGCATTTTAGTACTATGAATTATTATAATGATTTATTAAAAAATAATTTTAGAAATTTAGAAATTAAATATATTAAATATGATGAAAAAAAAGAATTAGATAATTTAATAAAAAATAAAGATAAAAAATGTTATATGTTTGAATCATCTGATAAATTAAAAGAATTTAATAAAAATAATATAATATTATTAGATAATCCTAATTTTTTATTAAATAATAAATTAAGAGAAGAATATTCTATTAAAACTTCTAAAACTAAAAATGTTGTTTTTAATGATTTTTATATGTGGTCTAAAAAACAACTCAATATTATACCTAATATTAAATCTAAAGACCAAGAAAACAGAAAAGTTTTTAAATCAAATAAAGCTTTGCCAAAATTACCTAAATTATCTTCTACTGATATAAAATATTTAAATTCTAATTTAATTAAATTAAATAATTTTAAAAACAATTATGGAATAATAGATAATATTGATAATTATATTTATCCAATTACTCATAAAACTGCTAAAATTTTCTTAAAAGATTTTATTAATAAACGTTTTAATAATTTTGGTGATTACCAAGATTATATTAAAAAAAATGAAGTTTTTATGTTTCATTCAGTTTTATCTTCTTCTTTAAATATTGGTTTATTGAATCCTTCTGATGTCATTGAAGAAGTTATGAAATACAAAAATAATATTCCTTTAAATAGTTTTGAAGGTTTTATAAGACAATTATTTTGGCGTGAATATCAGATGTACTGTTATAAATACATTGATTTTGATTATTATTTAAAAAATTATAATAAATCATCTAATCATCAAAGTTTATTTAGTTATTCTAATAAATTAAATAAATCCTGGTATAATGGAACTATTAAAATAGATAATATTGATATGACTATAATTAACGATACTATAAAAAAAGGTTTTGAAAATGCTTATTTACATCATATAGAAAGATTGATGGTAATGGGTAATTTTATGAATATTTATGAATTACATCCTAAAGAAGGTTTTAAATGGTTTATGGAATTTAGTATAGATAGTTATGAATGGGTTATGTATCAAAATGTGTATGATATGGTGTTTTATATAACTGGTTTAACAATGAGAAAACCTTATATAACTACATCAAATTATATTTTATCAATAAGTGATTATAATATAAAAGAAGATAAAGAATGGATTAATAAATGGGATGAAATGTTTTATAAATTTTTAAAAAAATACAAAATACAAATTCAAAAAAAACATTCCTATTATTTTCCTTCTCTTAAAAAAATTTAATACTAAATTAAACAATTAAAAAACTATTTAAAAATAAACTATATAATATATTATATATATTTTATATAGAAAATAAATATAAAAAAAAAATTTGAAAAAAGTTGCACCAGAGTATATATAAAATTTTATTGAGAAATTAAAAATGGCTTCTGAAACGTTTCTTGTAAATGATGTTGATATTGAAAAAATTAATATTGGTACAGTCAAAACACTTTCAACTGGTGTTAAAATGGCTTATGTAAATTTTAATGGTAATAGTCTTCGTATGCAACTTCCTAAAATGTATCTACCATATGGTCTTAGTGATAATAGAAAATTCATTGATAATGAAGATAATATTAAATATTGGTTGAATTTGTCTTTTGCAGATAATGATAAAGTTAATGCTCTTAAAGAACTTATTGAAAATATTGAAAATAAAGTAATTGATATTGCTTTTGAAAATTGTCAAGAATGGTTTAAAAAAAGTTATAAAAGTAAAGAATTCTTGGAAGATAAATTCACCAGTAGTATTATTTATTCAAAAGATAAAGCAACTGGTGAACGTAATGATAAATATCCTCCTACATTTAAAGTTAATATGAGAATGAATAATGGAGAAATTGCTACTAAATTTTATAATAATTCTAGAAAAGAAATTGATAATATTACTGAAATTAAAACACAAGGTTCAAATATTATCAGTATTATACACGGAATGTTTTGGATTAGTTCTAGTGGTTTTGGAATTAGTTGGAAAATTGACCAAGGACAAATTTTTCTGAGTGGTAATAATAATGGTTGTATTATTAAAGCCGTAGAAGGTGAACAAGAAGAAGAAGAAGAAGATATTGATGTGTCTGACCTTCAAATTAATGATAATACTAATACTAATAATACTCAGGTAGATGATTCTGATGATGATGATGTTTAAAATATTAATAAATCAATTTATATTATCTATATTATAGATTTATCTATATTAAAAATTATTTTTTAAATTATATTTAAAGAAATTTTAGATATAATATATATATTTAGTCATATTTAAAGAAATTTAATAAAAAAAATTTGAAAAAATAATAATAATATTTTTTATTGTATAATATAGTGTACTATTGTAATTTGATAAAGTCATATAGATGAATTATAGTGAGCCAAAAATATCTACAATAACTGCGGTATCAAATATTAACACGATAATAAATTTAAACAATTTATTTGAGAATTGTTTTATAGATAAAAAATTTGTATATGTTGAATATGGTAATAATAAAAATTTATCTAATTTCAAGGGAGATAAACCACAAAAAAAGAAACCAACTAAAAAAAGATTTGACAATCAATTAACTATTATTTATTCGTATGATAATAATAATGTTAATATTAAGTTATTTAAAAATGGAAAAATACAAATGACTGGTTTGAAGTCTATTGAACAAGGAAAAGAAACAACTATTAATTTAATTAATTATATTAAAATACATCAAAATATTTATAAAAATATTATAGAAGAAAATAATGAAAATAAAAATGAAAATCAAATAAAAACCATAGAAAATGATTATGGTATGTATTTATCAAATTATAAAATATGTTTAATTAATGCAGATTTTAAAATTAATTTTAAGATAAAACGTAAAGATTTATTTAATTATTTATTGAATAATACAGATTTGATAGTAAGTTTTGAACCTTGTATATATCCTGGTGTTAAAATACAGTTTTTTTATAATAATAATGAAAATGGTATATGTAATTGTAATCCATTTTGTTCAAGAAAAAATAAAATGAATTGTTCTAAAATAACAATTGCTATATTTGAGTCAGGTTGTATTATTATAACAGGTTCTAAACATTTAAAACATACTAATCTTTGTTTTAATTTTATTAAAAATATTATTATTTCTAACAAAAAATTATTTGAAAAATTTGAACTTGTTCCAAGGCTTTTATTCTAATTATCTAATTATTTTAATTAATTATTTTAATTAATTATTTTTAAAATATTTATTTTATTAAATTTTATTTAAATATTTTTATTATTTAATTGTATTATTTTTCCTATATTTGTATTAAGATTACTTAATTGTTCATTGATTCCACTTAATACATCTGTTATATTTAGACCACCTCCAGATTGTGATGTTAATTGATTTGATATTTTAGCCATATTTGTTGCTAATAATTGTTCAACTAATTGATTTAATTGTGTTGATTCACTAGCACCACCTCTGAGAGGAGATAGGCTTTGGTCGTAATTATCTCCATCTCCTTCACCTTCACTTCCTTCTCCACTTCCTTCACTTCCACCTCCATCTCCACCTCCACCTCCTTCACCTTCACCTTCATCTCCACCATCATCTCCACCATCATCTCCACCTTCATCTCCACCTCCTTCACCTTCACCTTCATCACCTTCTTCACCTTCTTCTGTTCCTGCTACTGTTCCTGCTTCTGCTGCTGTTGCTGCTGCTGCTGCTTCATTTGCTACTGATCCTGCTTCTGCTTCTGCTTCTGCTGCTGCTGTTGCTGCTGCTGCTGCTGATGTATTTTTAACAGTTTCTCCACAGTTATTGTTTGGAACACCACCAACGTGTATATTGGAATTAGAAGTTAAAAGTGTATTATGATTTGTTTTAGATATAACAGAGTCCATATCACCCCCTTTTAAAATTTCATCATCATTAAAATATATAACTTTTTTTGACATATTTTATATTTATATTTTTTTTTTATTTAGAATAATTTATCTTAAATTATTAATAATGTATAATAAAGAGAAAAAAATTTTAATTTTTATTTTAGGATTTTTATTAATTTATTATTTATTACAAAAAAACAAAAAATTAACTCAATTAGATAATTCTTTAGTTTTATTAGTTTTATTAATTTTATTAAATATTTTTCATCAATGTTACAGAAAAACAAAAGAAAACTTTAAAAATAATATAAAAAAATTAATTAAATTTCCTCCAGTTGAAGTTGAATTATATACAAGTGATTCAGATAACACAACAAGCTCTTATGTAGATGAAACAAGTGAATCAGATAACACAACAAGTGATTCAGAAACAACTGAAAATACTTTAAATTTAAAAAAATTTCAATTAATGAATAATAATATGTTAGATACAAATGATTGGGATAATATTAATTATACTGATAGAATGATACAAGAATATGAATTAGGTTTAAAAAATAGTATTGATGATGATGATTATTATAAATTATTATTAGAACAAAAAAGAAATACATTATCAAAAAAAGAAAATAGTATATTTAATTTTGATATATTTAATATATTTAAGAAAAAAAATGATACAACTGATGCATTATTAGCAAGTGTATTTGATGATGTAGATGATGATGGTGATTATAATGATATTTATTCAAAAATTAAAAATTCTACTTTTGATAGCAGTGATACATCTAATGCAATATCTGAAAATAATGAAACTGAATTACCTGATGAAACAAATACCAGTTTTAGACATTATGAATATTCTAAAACTTTATTAAAAGAAAATGGAGAAAATGGAGAAACTGAAGAAACTGGAGATACTGGAGAAACTGAAGATACTAAAGAAACTGAAACAGAATCAGAAGTTAAAACAGAATCAGAAGTTAAAACATCAAATTTTTTTAGTAGTTTTTTAAAACAATATTTTTAATTAATTGGTTTTAAACCCCAGAAATTATCATAAGGATTATTAACATTAGGATAAGAAGAATTAATTAAAATATCTTCTTGAGACATTATTTCTAAGTTATTTTTATAAAATAAAGGAGATGTTCTTTGTTTTGGATAATTATGTGATCTATACAAAATTTGATTACCAACTGGAATTTTAATTATATTATGTTTTCCATCACTAATATATTTAATTAATAGTTCTGGTTCAACAATATCATTACATAAATTCTTACAATAAGAATTAGGCATTATTAATTCTATATTAAATTTATTCAACTTTAATTTTTGTTGTCCTACATTTGGTGTATTTGTAAAAGCTATCTCCTCACTAGGATAAGGCATTCCAGAACCTGAAAATGATGTATAATGAGTTGCTGGAGATGGAGCAATATATTTTATCATTCCATTATCAACATCATCTAATATTCTACCTCTAACAATAACTTTATCCATTGGATTATTATTTACTACAATTACTTTTGCTATACAATATTTACTAAAAAAATTATATGTAGATTTTTCATTTTGATTACTTAACATACTAGGCATATTTATTAAATAATTATATATATTTATATAATTATTAAAAAATAATAAATAAAACAATAATAAATAAAACAATAATAGATAAATTAATTAAATAATTTAGTTTAGATAATTAAAGAGATAAATAAGTTTCTTTAGAGACAGCTTTTTGGTTACAGTGCATAAAACCTTCTTTAACAGGTTTAACATTATAATTTCTTCCTGTACCTATACCGTGTGATGCGTTTTCATTAAGATTGCAGGTTTTTGCGTTACATTGGAATTGATATGCTTCAGGAAGCATAGTACCTTCAGCAGAAAAATCAAAACAAGGTTCACATTTGTTATTATTTTGAGCAATTTTTTCATTTTGTGACATTAAATTTTTAGCATTTTTTTGTAAATACATACGATATTCATACGAATTCATAATGTTATTATTCACCATACTGTTATTTTGAGCACAACGAGGACGATAATCTGTGAAATGTCTTCCGTCATCCATATTATAAACAGGGCAATTCTCATTAGGTGTTAAAGGTTTTCTTTCACATTTGTTACAAGTTGCCATTATTTTATTTAATATTATATTTATATTTTTTTAATTTTTAAAATTAATTAAATTATTTATTTAATTATTATTAATAATAAATTAATTAATTTATTCTTTATTTAAAATAGAATTAATTAATTTAGTTTTGTTTCCAGTGATAGGTTTGTTTTGAGATTTTAAAAAATCTTTAAGTTTATCATTAGATAATTTTTTTAATTCTTCTTCAGATAATTTTGAAAGGTCATCTGTTTCAGTTTGGTCACTATTATCTTCAACGATAACACTAATATTTTTTAAAAGTTCATCAACATCATTATTATCATTATTATTATCATTTTCAACAATATTAACAACATCTTCTAATTTTTTATTTTCTAAATTATTAACAACATTCTCTATTTTTTTATTATGTTCATCAATATCTTTCATAACATTACCTAATTCTTCTAATCCTGATTTTAATTTATCTCCCTGGTGTACTTCTTCAATATTTAATTCTTCAATTTCTTCAATATTATCATTATTATCAATATTTTCTAACATATTTAAATTATTTTCTAAATTGACTTGTAATTCCTCAAAAGTTTTTTGAATTTCATCTACTCTTTTAAATAATTTAAAACAATTTCCTTCAATTCTTTTAATATCACGATACATTAAATAAAAACATAATAATACAACAATAGTCAATGCCAACAAATGATAAAATTGTACCTTAATTTTCATTTTAGGTTTCATAGGAGGATTCATTGACATCTTCATTTTAATTTATTAATTCAATCATTAATATTTTTTTATTTTAAACACAAATTTAATAAAAAATATTTTATTATTTTTTTATTAATATTTAGAGATATTTATAATATTTAGAGATATTTATAATATTTAGAGATATTTATAATATTTAGAGATATTTATAATATTTAGAGATAATTAACAAGCATTATATAGTTAATTAATTTTAATGAATACTTTTGATAATATGTTTTTTTATTTTCAATATATTGATTAATTTTTAATTCAATAATAGATTCTAGTTTATTATTAAATATTTTTAAAAAATTAATTGTTTCAATATTATTTTTATAAATAATTTGATTATTAATTGTATTTGAAGAATTAAATTCAATAATACTTTGAATATTATCAATATCTAATTGAAGCCATTTAAGGTTTTCTTGAATATAGCCTTTTTCTAAGAAATTTAAAAAATAAATTTTTGTTTTTTCTCCATATAGATTATTATTTGATAAAAACAGATGTTTTGTATTAACATCATTAATATTGTTCCATTGGTCTAGAGTTATAGAGTAATGAAGATTTCTAAGAAATTTAGATAATTTTTTATAGTGTATTAAAGAAAACTGTTTTTTTTGTTCTTTTCTAATATCAGATGTAATATCACATTGAAGTGCAAGATAATAATTTATTCTATTTAAATTAATTTTTGATTTTATATTTTCAATAAAATCTTCTCTTTGATTAATATTTTTTTTATTAAAATCAACACAAAATTCTTTGTTTAATTCAATCATTTTTTGAATAGTATTAAATAAATCAGAATTTTCTTCTTCCTTTTTAATAATTTCATCTAATTTATCACTTACTTCTAAAATATAATAATATTTAGAAATTAAATTATGATTTTTTATTGTTTCTGAATATATATCATTATTATTAATTTGTTTATTTTCTTCAATCATAATGTTTTTGTTTTCCATTCTTTGTAATAACTCGCAATTATTGGTAATTTATTTATAATTTAATAATATATAGTAGTTAAATAAATCAAATTTTTATAAAAATTTGATTTATATAAAATATTTAAGAATATTTAATAAATAATATATTGAAGATATAACCCTTGTATTAAACTTGTATATTACTTTGTATAATACTTTTTATATAATAGAAAAATGTTTATGTTGGATGATTTTGAAGATTGTTTGAATTATATAGTAGATAATATTCAATTAGATTTAGATAAATTCAAAGCGAATAAAAAATACGAAATTCAATTACATATATTTAGTTATTTAATTAAATATTATAATTTAAGACAAAAATTAAATGATAATGAATTATTACAAATAATTAATTGTTTGTATGAATTATTCTATGATGACATTCATAAAAAATTACTTAAAAATGAAAAATTAAATCAATATTATGATGAATATTTAAATGATTATTATAATTCATATAATATGGTTTTAATTGATGATTATTGTAGTTATATAGATTATTAATTAAATTTTTAATTAATTAAATTTAATTAATTAATTTTTTTAAAATAAAAAAATATTTAAAAAATTTATAAAAAAATATAAAATAAAAAAGGAAAATTTTATAATAATTATAATTTTTTATTGATTGTTAAAATGAATTGTATTTTAACGACAAATTCACATTTAGAATTAGCAAAAAAATTATCAAAAGAATCAGATATACAATTAATAGAGACAAAAATAGATTATTTTTCTAATGGAGAAATTAAAACGAATATATTGAGATCGATAAGAGGGAAAAACATATTTGTGGTGAGTTCTCCGTGTAATAGTGATGAACGAACTATAAATGATTATATAATGGAGACATATTTATTGATAAGGACTTGTAAGAATTCGGATGCTTCTAATATAACATTAATATGTCCGTATTATCCTTATTCAAGACAAGATAAAAAGGATAATTCTCGTGTGTGTATATCAGCAAGGGATATAGCAGATTTATTTATAACTGCTGGTATAAATCGTATGATAAGTTTTGATTTACATTCTCATCAAATTCAAGGTTTTTTTAATATACCTTGTGATAATTTTTATTGTATAAATATGATATATGATTATCTAATTAAAAATTATTCAATTAATAAAAATTTAGAAAAATTAAATACAGAATATGTAATGGTTGCTCCAGATGAAGGTGCATTAAAAAGAGTTCAAACTTATGCAAACAAATTTAATATGCCTTTTATGGTTGTTAGTAAAGAAAGAGATTATACACAAATAAATAAAGTTGATAAAGCCGTATTAATAGGTGATAAAAAATATTTAGAAAATCGTACAGCAATTATAATTGATGATATGGTTGATACCTGTGGTACGGTTATTAAAGTAGGCGAATTATTAAAATCAAAAGGAGCAAAAGATGTAATTGTTATAGCAACACACGGAATATTATCAGGACCTGCAATAGAAAGAATTAATAATTCTAATTATATTAAAGAAATTATAGTAAGTGATAGTTTACCACAAGAAAAAAATAAAAAATTATGTAGCAAATTAAAAACATTTACTATTATACCCACTCTTTCTATTATCATTAACAGACTTATACAAGGAGGAAGTCTTAGTGAAATATTTAAATTTTAATATGTGTGTAAAAAAAAATTTTTGATATATATATTTCATATCATTTTATCCTTAAATCTTTTTCTCCACTTTTTTAGTATGGTTAAGATTTAATAATTTTTGTTTAAAATGTATTGCTTCATTAAATACATCTTTTGTGAGATATTCATATTTTTCTAAATTATTTTCATTTTTAAGTAATTCAATTGCAATATATTGAGTAGAATATCCTGGTAATAATTTATAAGGAAAAATAATGTCGTTATTATTAACAATTGCATTCATTTTATAATTTTTAAAATTAGAATCTTTTTCGAGTTTATACAAATAAGTAAAATGAGTTGTTAAAAGAGTTATATTACTATTGAGAGATGCTAATTTTTTACAAATACTATAACTGCCTGATATACCTTCTATAACATTAGTAGAATTAAATAATTCATCTAAAAATAAAATAGATAATCTGTTTTCTTTATTGCTTTTAATAACTTGATTTAAATTATTTAAAATTCTATACATTTCACTTTCAAATAATGAATTAACACCTTTTTCATCAACTATATTCATCTGAGACGCAATATAATAAAATGGTGTTAATTTAATTTTATCACAATAATTATAAGTTATTGTTTGAGATAATAAAATATTGATACAAATACTTTTTATAAATGTTGATTTACCACCAGCATTTGGACCAGTTATTAATAAATTATTTTTGTTAGATAAAATAATATCATTTTTAATATTATTTTTAATACAAGGATGACACAATCCTTTTATTTCTATTTTAGGTTCATTATAATTATCTAATTTATTATTTAAATTAAAAAATTCTGTTTGAGATAAATTATTTAAATTAATTAATTTTAAAATAGAATGTATTACATCACATTGATAAATAATATTTAATAATTTTTTTAAATTATTTTTATCATATATTTTATACAATGTTAATTTTTTACCAAAATGATTTGAATTAATTAAATTTTTTAAAATATAACTAATATCTTTATTTTTATCAATATTATTTTCTATATTTTCATTATATAAATTTTCATATATCTTATAATCTTTTCTATCTATCTCTAAATAATTAAAAAAATATTCTATATTTTCTTTTTTATATAATTTGTCTATTATATCAAAACTATTTTTTATCATACAAACCGTATTATCTATCTGAGTACAAACAAAATTATTAATTTTTAATGTTAATCTTGAAATCTCAATACTATTTAAAATACCATTAAAATAAAATAACATCGTAAAACAAGTCCATATGTTTTTTATTATTTTAATTTTTGAATTTGTTTTTGATAACATATCTACAAAATTTAATTTAATATAATAATTATACATCATTTTTACATAATGTATAAATCCTATTCTTAATTTAAATTTAAATCTTAATACTAAATATGGTATAACTACATACATTATAGGTGTCAATATACCTATCATAGGTGATAACAAAATCTTGTATAAATTTGTTATTGTTAAAACAACTGGTATATTATTTAATTTTTTTAATAAATACTGATTAAAATATAGCATATCAATCATAACACTCATTTCATCATCATTCTGATCTAACATCCAATGAACATTTTTTTCTACTTTTTTTATTAATTCAAAATTATTATTTAAATTATTTAATTTATTATTAAAATTATTTAATAAATTATTTAAAATGGATTGTCTATTATTTAAGATATTAATATCATCAACTGGATTTTCTAATAAATTTTTTAAATACAATCTACCACCTAATGTATAGGTTCTGTCTATATTACTAAACACAGTATTATCATTAGAATGAGTATAATTATAAAAAAATTCAACATCATTAAAAGTATTAATTAATTGATTATATTTTTCATTATCATTATTGATATTATTTAATAAAAAAGAATCATCTGTTATAAAATTAGATAAAAAATTATCTAAATTATTTAAATTATTATAATTTGAATATTCTAAATAATCTTCTTTTATATATTTATCTTGATTACTTATTTTAGATTGATTGTCTAAAATTTCTCCTGAAACAATTAATTCTTTTAAATCTTGAACAATATTATCACTATTTAATAATTTTTTACTATACACTCTTAAATTATTAAATAAATTAATATTATCTTTAATTTGATTCATTTGTTTATTTTTTTATTTTCAAACAAATATTATAAAAAAAAATATTAAACATAAATTTTTTATTCGTATTATAATAATTTAATTAATATTGTAATTATTCAATATTAATAATTTTTCTGATAATTAACCAATAGAACATAAGACCTAAAATAATGTAGAAAAGTAATTCAAAAAAACTTTCACAAAAGAAAGGATTTTCTTTGTTGTCTCTTAAAAAGAACATAAATTGTATAATAATTTGTAATGTGACCATACGTAATGTATCGTCAATAAAAGGTACAAAATCTTCACCTAAATTTTCTGAAACATTTAAAGATGTCAAAGCATCACCTTGATAATCATTTAAAAATGTAAAATCTATATTGTTTAACATTTTTATTTATTTTTAAAGATAATATTTTTATTATTTTAATCTATTTTTATTTAAAATTTATTATTAAAATTTGATTTAATAAATTATTATTTTTATTTTTTTTATTATAAAATAATTATGAATTCATTTGTATTTATATTAAATAATAATTTATATAATGTTCAAAAAGAATTATTTGAAAGCAATACGGATTTCTTTATTCGTATTGATTTTATAAAAAATAGATTAAGTAATCTATCAAATAATTTATCTATTGATGAATTAATTAATTTATCTAATATTTATTTAAATGAATTAAAAGGATGTGAATATCTTTAAATATATAAATAAATTATACTACACGATTTCTTCTTCTACGTCTATTAGCAGCTGAACCACCATTTAATGAACTATTACCAGCTACATTAGAAGAAGATGTATTAGAATTTGAAGCTACATTTGAAGATGTATTTGAGCCACCTTTTTTAATTATTTTATTAATTTTTTTTTTACTAACTTTTTTTCCTTTAACTTTTTTATCACTTAAAACTTCTAATGTTTGTTTTGCTAAAACTAAACTAAGTGCTGCTAAAGAACCTGTTAAATCACTAGACATTTTATTTAATTAATTTATTTTATTTTATAATAATAATTAATTAATTTAATCAAAATCTTTATCTCTCAAATAGATATCTTCGTCTTCTTCGGTGTTATCACTTAATTCATCATCATCATTATCAATTTTATAAAAATGCAAACTATTAATAATAATTTCTATAAATTTTAAAAACTCAACTTGATTTCCAAAACCATTTATTTTATAATCTTCTTTTATGTTACTTAAACAATTATATAGTTTATCAAACATATAAATCATAAAATTATCTTTTAATTCTTCATTATTAAATTCTTCTTCTTCTATATAATTATTCATTATTATCAATTTTAAAAAATATTTTTTTATTTTTTTAAATGTATTTAAAAAAATTTAATTAAATATAAATTTAAACCTAATTTTATTATGACACAACTATATATAAAAGAAACTAATAAAATTAAATTAAACGATTGGATTAATACAAATAAAACATTTATAAATATGATAATAAATAAAATATTATATTTATTAGAAAAAAATAAACAAAATAATAATTATAGATATGAAATAAATAAAGATTATTTAGTAAATAATTTAATTAAATTATTTTATGATAATTCATCTAATTCATCAAAATATTTAAATAATTAATTTTTTTAATTTAATTAAAAAGTTTTGTTTCTTATTTTTCTAAGATAATAAGAAAACATAAAAATATTAATTAAATTTAATGAAATTAATATAATAATAAGTATTAAAATAAAATACAGGTAATGATAAATATTACTATAAATTTTATTTAGTAAAGGTTTAATAATATTGTGATTAATATTTTGTTCGTTTTTATTAAATTCTTCAATTATCTTATTAATAAATATATTAGTTATTTCTTTTTTTTTATTTTTTATAAAATTATTTTCTTCAATTTCTTTATTATCTAATTTATTATCTAATTTATTATCTAATGTATTATCTAATTTATTATCTAAATTATTATCTAAATTATTATTAATAGAATTCATTTTTAAATTTATAAATTTTAAAAATAAGATAAAATAACTTAAATGCGTCAAAAATCAGATAAAAAATTTAACTTATTTTTTTAAATGAGTGCTACAACCATAGAAGACCTTGTTAATAATTCAAATAATATTTTTTCAATTAATAATTTTATTGAAAAAGACAATGATAGAAAATTACATATTATTAATAAACAATATTTATTATTAGAAAAAATTAAATTTTTTGAAAAAATACAATTAATTGATAATCAACTTATTTTTAAATGTTATTTAAATGATAATAAACATAATACAGAATTATTAAATTTTGTTAAAACAGTTAATTTATATTATAATGATTTAATAGAATTAGAAGATGAATATTTTAAATTAAATATTGAATTTAAACAAAATTTAAACGCGTTACTAGATGATTCTATAATTAATTTAAACAATTTGCATAATTTTATTATTTCTTATAGTAAAAATAATACTTGGTTATTACACGCAATTGAAGAAGAAATAATTAATCAAAATGAAGAAGAAGATACCGATGAAGAAGATACCGATGAAGAAGAAAATACCAATGAAGAAGAAAATAATGAAGAAGAAAATAATGAAGAAGAAAATAATGAAGAAGAAAATAATGAAGAAGTAAATAATGAAGAAGAAAATAATGAAGAAGTAAATAATGAAGAAGTTGATAATAAAGAAGTTAATATGGAAGAAGTTAATGAAAATATAATTATAGAAGATAAAAATAATAATATTAATACATTAAAACAAAATAATGAAATAATAAATAATGAAAAAAATAATATTTTAACACGTTTAGATGTTTTAAAAGAAAAAATTAATACAGATAATGATAAATTAATTAAATTACTTAATACAATTGAAATTAAATGTAAACAAAGAAATTTAAAATTAGAAAAATTAGAAAAATATAATAATATTTTAAATTCTATTGAAAATGAATAAAATTTAATTAATTAATTTTTATTATTAATTAAATTAATTTTTTTTAAAATTATTATATAAATATATAATAAATATGGAAAGAAAAACTATAGTGTCTGGAGTTTTAACATTAGTAGCAATTATCCTTCTTGGATTATTAATAAATAATTACAATAATAAAAAAGAGGAAGAAGAAATTGTTGATGTTGAAGAATTTCAAAACAATGTAATTCCATCAGAAAATAATAATAACGAAACACCTAAAGAAGTTGATTATCCTGCAACTAATGCACCATCAAAATGTTTTCCTCGTGATCGTTTAAGTGCCAAAGATTTACTTCCTAATGATGCCGCTAATAGCCAATGGGCACAAGCAGCACCAGCTGGTCAAGGTGAAGTTGATGGACGTAATTATCTTACATCTGGTAAACATCTTGGTGTTAATACTACAGGTTCATCCTTAAGAAATGCTAATCGTCAATTAAGAAGTGAACCACCTAATCCCCAAGTACAAGTATCACCCTGGATGCAAACAACAATTGGTCCCGATCTTAACAGAAGACCATTAGAATAAATTATTTATTTTTTATGAATATTAAATAATAAATAATGGATAATAAATAAAATTATTTTTAATAATTATTTAAAACTAAAATTAAATAATGTAATAAAAATTTATAATAAAAAATAATAAGTGAAATAACTAATTTGTAATAAAATCAAGATGGAACATTTTAAAATATTATTAAAACCTTTAATTAAATTTTATTCAATTAATAATAATTTAAATAAATTATTATTAATTTTATTTTTTAAAAAATACAAATATAGTAAAAATTTAAAATTTCAAAGTATTTTTAAAAATAGTATACAAGAAACTAAAATATCATTAAGATTAATAGATTGGTTTGTTACTAATTATTGTAAAAAACATACAATATTAATAAATAAAGATAATAATAATAAAAATGAAATTATAAATATTTATCAGTCATATAAATCAAATTTAAAAGCATTTTCAAAACAATATTTCGATCCTTTTAGAAGAAATAAAAAAATATATTTAGTGTTTAATATTAATAATAATTTAAATATTATTAATGATTTAAATATTTCAAATGATTTATACAATAATAAAATAGAAATTATTGATAAAAGCAATATAAATAACAATTATAATATTATAGAAACTACAATAGGACAATTAAATTTTTTTAAATGGATAATAGAAAATAATATATATGAATATATATGTATTCATAAAAAAATAATTGAAAATGATATGATTTTAATTCAAAAAGAAAATATAAAAAAAAAGAATGATAAGAATAATTTAATATATAAAAATATAAAAAACAGTGATGGTAGTATTAAAATAGTTACAAGAAAAAAAAGAGTTGAATTATCTAAATCAAAATTAAATAATATTTCTTTAATTCAAGAAAAAAGAATTGTATATTTTTAATTATCTAATTTAATTATTTAATTATTTTTTAAATTTTTTCATAAAATTATTTATATTCATATAAAGATAACTTATATCTGAATAATTATTTAAACTAAAATTATAAGGTATATTAACTAATTCATTTTCTGATATATGTGTATCATTATTTACTATATTACTTCTGTCTATTTTAAGTACTATCATTTTTAAATTATTTTTATCACACATTTCTCTAATATATTCATATTCGTGAATAAATCTCAAATCTGATACAACTACTTGATTTCTATTATTTATAAAATTTTCAGTAATAAAAAAATTATTAAAAAATAATTTTATCCAAAATTTTTTTTCTATATTCGGAATTAATTCTTGAATTTTATATTGAAACATCTCTGTACCTATAAATTGCATTAATTGTCTTGTAGATACACCCCATTCTGGTAAAACTTCTTCTTTATGATTATCATAGTGATAGTCATCAATATTAAAAAGGACTTTAACACAATCCTTTAATTTTTGTGTTATCTTATAATGTTTAAAATTATAATTATCTACTAAATATTCTGCTATCGTGTCTTTACCACTCCTCTTTTTACCACAAAGCAAAATTATATCTGGTTTTTCCATTTTTATTTCTATTAAAATTATTAAACATACTCTATAATAATAGAGTAATAAATTTTTAAATACTTTAAATTAATTAATTTAATTAAATTAATTTAAAATATTTTAAAAAGAATTATCATTATTAGCCCAATCAATATATTTGATTTGTTCTTTATTATTTTTTAAATACCATCTACCGTTATGATTTATGTCTTGATTATATTGATTTAATTTTAATAAATTATCTGGTAAAGCAAAATATATTTTATTTTTAATTTTATAATTTTTATTATTTTCCTTTAAATAATTGTCTAGATATAATTGAATTCTAAACAATTCATTGTTTTTAAAAAATTCTTTTCTTTGTCTTATGAATTTTAATTGATAATTAAACATACTCATATTTATATATTTTTTCATTTTAATAATTTTTAATAATTTATAATAATTATTAATTAAAATTTTTTATATAATTGAATAAGTTAGATAATTTTTATATAAAATTATAATCAAATTTTAAAAATCTTCTTCATATTCAATATCTATTTCTGATAATAATTCTTTCATTTTTTCTGTTGAAAATAACATTTGAACTTCTTTATATCCTCCAATATATTTACTATTTACAAAACAAAATGGAAAAAATTTACCTTTTGTTTGTTCTTTTAAATATTCTTTAAAATCTTCATCTGATTTATTTTCATTTTTATAAAGAAATATATTATATGGTATATCTAAAACATCAAACATTTCTTTTAATTTATCACAATTAGGACAACCTTCTTTACTTATAACTAAAATTTTATTATTTTTTTTCAATAATTCATTATATTTTTGTTCAACTTTATTAACAATCTGAATTTCTTCTTCACTCATTATTATATTAATAAATTTAATTTTATTTTTTAAATTTTTTATTTTTCAAATTTTTTATATTTTTCTAATTCTTCTTTTGTTAATGGACTATCAGGTAAATTAGGTAAATTAGGTAAATTAGGTAAATTAGGTAAATTAGGTAAATTAGGTTTATTTATTTTATACGAATTATTTTCTTTATTTTTATTTAATAATTTTTTATATTGTTTTGTTTTTATTTCTATTTTATTTTTTTTATTTAAATTATTTAAATAATTTAAATAATTATTAAATTTTTTTTCAGACATTAATTATAAATTAATTTATTAATTAAGATAATAGAAACAAATATAATTAAAGATACACAAAACATCATAAATATATTTTTTTTTAAATTATTAATTTGATTGATGTTAATATCTTCATAATCATATTCTATATTAATAGGTATATCTAATAATAGTTCTTTTGTTTTCATTATAATAATTATTAAATTAATTTAATTAAATAATTTAGTTTAATTTATAAATTATTTTTTATAAAAATAAATAATTTTTATAAACCACCACGTAAACGAAGAACTAAATGAAGTGTACTTTCTTTTTGAATATTATAATCCATTAAAGTACGATTATCTTCTAATTGTTTACCAGCAAAAATTAAACGTTGTTGGTCGGGTGGTATTCCTTCTCTATCTTGAATTTTTGCTTTAATATTTGATACAGTATCAGATGATTCAACTTCTAAAGTAATAGTTTTCCCAGTTAATGTTTTTACAAATATTTGCATTTATAAAAAAGAATAAAAAAATTTTAATAAAATTTGTATAAATTAATTAAATATGGATGATAATAATTATTTAGATAATTTATATGATAATAGATATTTTAAAAAAATTCATATGTTAGAAGGTGAACAAATATTAGAAGACGATATTTTTTATTTTAATGATGAAATATTAAAAAAATATTCTAAAAAAAATAAATGTTACATTGCTTTTGATGATGGTATTTATAATTTAACAGAAATTAAAAATGAAATAAATGATGAATTTAGAGATTATATAGAAAATATAAATCGTATATCATTATTTAATAGTAGTGGTGATAGTGTTGAACCAGATAAAATTTTTAATTTTTTTAAAAACTCAAATCAAATAGAAAATAAATTTTATGATATAGGTTTTAATTTAGAATGTGGTTTATATTATCCTAATAAAAGAATTAAACAAAATATTAGATTTTGTATTAATAATAAAATTAGATTTTTATATAATATTTTGAGAAATTTAGATAATTATATTAAAGATGAATATAATAAAGATGAATATAATGATGAATCTCAAGTTAATTATAATAATAATGTAAATATTATAACTGAATATATAGATAATTTAAACCAATATGCTAATAATAATGAAAATATAAATATTAGAACAATAACAGTTAATAATTATGTAGGAATATATTTTTCAATATATAATACAGTAATGTATTTTTTATTTTTAATATTTCTATTTTTAATATTTTTAATATTTTTCTTAGTTACTAAAAATAAAAAAATTTTATATGCTTTAGTATTATTATCTTTAATATTAATATATTTTTATTATAAAAAAGTATATAAATTTAAAAAATCAAATTATAAATATAGCATTAAAAGTTTATACAATGAAAGAAAACCAGATTATGTAAATTAAATTATTTTAATTCATTATTTAATTCTTGTAGGTCATTTAACCATAATTGTTGTATAGTAGAGTTTTTAATATTTTTCATTTCAATTTCTTTATTTTTAAATTCTTTTAACAATTCTTCTTTTTTTTCATAAGTTAAATTCCATATAGGCATTTTTATCAAATAATCATATGATTTATCTTTTATCTTAAATTTATTTTCTTCTAAATATTTCTCTATATTACTTTTTTTATTATTTCTTATTTCTAATTTATTATTTATTATATCTAAAATAAACCTAATTCTACTATCTAAATATTCTAATTCATCATTTAATTTATTAATAATATAATCTTTTCTTATTTTATACCATTTCAATCTAAATTTATAGAAATATATAATAATATCATTTATATTTTGTGCTTTCATTATAGCACCTTTTTCATTAAACATATGCATATTAGTAATAGATAAATTTTTAGTAGTAATCATTTTAAAATCTTTATCAAATAAATTAAAATCAGGATTATTTTTATCGTTTTTCATTAATTCATTAACGTATCCATCTTCAAATATTAATTTAAATTTAGCATCTTTTTCTGTATAATGTGATTCATAATCTTTTAATTTAGAATTTTTTTCTAATTCTTTTTCTAAAAATTCTTTATAATCTTGTGTCCATACTCCTATTGGTAATTCTTCTATCATTATTTCATTTGACGAAACTCTATTATATACACCTTTACTATAATATTTACCTTCTTGATTTTTATCAATAATACCTTTAAATCCTCTATAAAAAGGTTTTAATTCTTTTAATCCTTCTATATAATTAATAAAATCAAAATCAGAATTATTATTTTGGTCTTTTAAATTATTAAAATTATTGTGTTTTTCTAAAACATTAATATAAATATTAACTAAATCTTTTGGATTAAATGAAGGAATATTGCAACTAAAACCAGTACCAATACCGATAACACCATTAACTAAAATCATAGGTATAATGGGTAAATAGAATTCAGGTTCAATTAAATCACCGTCTTCATTAATATAATTAAGAATTGGTAAATCTTGTTTAGAGAATATTTTGAAAGATATAGGATTAAGTTCAGTGTGTATATAACGTGGAGATGCAGCATCTTTTCCTGATTGAACACGTGAACCGAATTGTCCGTTAGGCATTAATAAATTGATATTATTAGAACCTACATAATCTTGTGCCATACCTATAATGGCATCTTGTAGACTTTTTTCGCCGTGATGATAATTGGCTTTTTCACTAACATAACCAGCGAGTTGTGCTACTCTAATTTCTTTAACTAAATTTCTTTGAAAACAACAATAAAGTATTTTTCTGGTTGATATTTTAAGTCCATCACAAATGGATGGTAATGAACGTCCAGTATCATAAACAGAGAAATGGATTAAATCTTTATTAATAAAATCTTGGTATGAAACATTTTTATCATTATAGTTTAAAACATCATTTTTATTATATTTATACAACCATTCTTTTCTGTCATCAGCACGTGATTTATTAAATGCCAAATCAATTTCATTATCATCAGACCATTTATATTCAACTGTTTTTAAATCTTTAAAATATTCTTTTGCTTCTTTGTTTGTTGAAGTACCTAATCCTTTATAATATTTAATATTCCATTTTTCATTTTTATCATTATTTAACCAATTATTATAATCAATTAAACTATAAAAATTAATAGTTTTAGTTTTTTTAGTTGCTTTTATAATAGGAGTTAACATAGAATTTAAAAATCCATCATTTTGAATTAATGAAGGCCATAATTGATAAAATAAATTAAAAATCAAACCTTTTATATGTGTTCCATCAACATCCTGGTCTGTCATAATCAATATCTTACCATATCTCAATGTTTTCACATTTTTATATTCTTTGTTTGTTTCCAAACCAATTATTTTTTTTAAATTACTTATTTCTTCATTATTCGCAATTTTATTTTGTTTTAAATCTGCTACATTAAGTAATTTACCCTTTAATGGAAAAACACCATAATTTTCTCTACCTATTACACTTAAACCTGCAATAGCCATAGATTTTGCTGAATCTCCTTCAGTTAATATAAGAGTACATTTATGAGAATTTTTAGTACCTGCATTAATAGCATCATCTAATTTTGGAATTCCTCTTAATGTATTTTTTTTTTTACCATCGGTTTTCTTAAGATTTTTTTCTAATAAATTATTAGATAATTGATAAATTCTTTCAACTAATTCACTATTCATTAATTTTTTAATAAAAGAATCAGGTATTTCCATTTTAATACCAAATTTAGAAACAGGAGTAGTCAAATAATCTTTTGTTTGTGAATCAAAAGCTGGATTAATAATAGTAGATTTTAAAAATATAATCAAGTTATCTTTAATAAATTGAGGTTTGATTTTGATATCTTTATTTTTTTTAGTAATATGTTCGGTAATACCTTTTATAATTTGTTGAACAATATTATCAACGTGTTTTCCACCTTTAATAGTCCATATTCCATTTACAAAAGATATATGTTCTAACCCATTACCATTTTTATTATAACTTATAACAATTTCAGATTTAGTATTAAATTTATGATAAAAAATATCTTCAGATTTATAATCTTTTAAATAAAATTGAGAATAATTTTTAAAATCAGTAATGGAAATTTTTTCGGAATTTAAAAACACTTTTACTTTATTATCTGTTAAAGCACATAAATCATAACATCTTTTTTTCATAAGACTAATAAAATCTTTTGATAAATTTTTTAAATTAAATTTTTCTAAATCAGGATAAAATGTTATTTTTGTATAAGGATATTTATCATAAGTTTTAATAATTGGTTTGTTTTTAATACTCATATTTTCTTCAAATACTTGTTTATATTTTTTCTTTTTATCTATATCAACAGTTTCTATTATAAATTTTTTTGAAAATATATTACAAGCTTTAGCTCCTATTCCATTCATACCTCCAATCTCTTTTTCTTCTTTTTCATCATAGTTAGAGGATGTTAACATATTTCCGAAAATTAATTCAGGTATATAAATATCGTGTTCAGGATGTTTTTCTATCTCAATACCTTCACCGTCATTATATACTACTATTTTATTTTCATCTGTATCAATATCTATTTTAATTTTTGTTATAGGATATTTAGTCTTCTCAAGTCTTTTACTATGGTCTAAAATATTTACAACTAATTCATCAAAAATCTTATATAATCCTGGAACAAATTTTATTTTCTTCTTTTTCATTTCATTATTTTTTTCATCATAAATCCAAGTATTATATTCATCTAATTCAATAGAACCAATATACATATTAGGTCTTTGTAATACGTGTTTAATCTGGTCCATTTTAACATATTTCTTACTTAAAGACTTTTTTGACATTTTAAAATTTAATAATTAATTTAATACTTAATATATAGAAGATTTTATTTAATTACTAATTATAATCAATTAACACTTAAATAAATTCTTCTATTTATTTTTTAAAATTTTTTCAAATTTTTTATTATTATTTAATTAATAAATTTTTATTTAATAATTTAACAAAAAAAATTTTGTAATATATATATTTCATATTAAATTATACTTAAATCAATTTACATAAAAAATATTTAATTATTTTTTTTTTTAAGTTGTTTTGTTTTTTTAAGTTTTTTTGTTTTAGATTTTTTAGAAATATTATTATTTAATTCTTCTTTAAATTTTAGAGTTAAAGAAGCAGCAACAATATCATAATCTTTTTTATTAATTTTTGTTTCTAATAATTTAGAAACATTTTCAACATCTTTTTTAGTAAACATATTTTTACACATAGGACAGCCTCCTTTTTTAGGATGTTTTTTACAATATCTTTTATTACAACCACTGCATATATTTTTATATATTGTTTCACCTTTTAATTTTTTTGATTTACATTTAATTTTACCTCCACCTAACATTGTACAACCACAACCACCATTCATTAAAGGAAATTCATCACTTAATATCGCTGGTCTTGTACTTTCAGATATTGCATTATAATCTGAAATAATTGTAGGTGGTTTAGAAGATGATTCTACAAAACTACCACTATTTTTACCAAAAAATTCTGAAGGCATTACTGTTTCTGCACCACCACTCAAATTAAAATTTTTTATTCTATTAAATATATTTTTCAATGATTCATATATTTTATTATTTTTATTATTTAAATTATTATGTATCACTTCAATATCTCTATCATTATATAATACATTATTTGCATCATAATATTCTCTTATTTTTTTTTCATTTAATATATTATTTACCATTATTATATTTATAATAAATTATAAATTAAATAAAATAATTTAAAATAAATAATAAAAATGATTTATTAAAAAAATATATAATTAATATAAATTGTATAATGTCTGATTATCAAAATGTAGAATTAAATAATTTTAATAGCGATGCAATTAAGGGTCATTTTAGTTCAAATTGTTTAAATGATTTATTTTTCAGTGATTTAAATATAGAAGCATTGCAATTAGGTATGAAAAATAAAATAGCAGAAGAAACAAATGGAAAACACATAATTGGCCCACAATCTGAAATTGAACTTAAAATTGTTATGAGAAGTATTTATTTACAATATGGTAGAAATTTAAATGAAGACATTGTTTTACAAGTTAAAGATTTAAATAAAAAAGTTCTGGATTATTGTGTTCCAAAAATTTTAATAGGTATTCAACAATATGAAAATTATGTAATAGATGCTTCTAGCGTACACGTACCAATTGATAGGTCTGAAAATGTATCAAACAAAGGAAGCAAAATATTATTTAGAAAAGAATTATTTTAATTTAAAAATAATATATTTTTAAAATAAATGAAAACATATTATGATCCTGTTAATATACGTGGAGGTTTTTATCTTATAATTTTATTATTTATTAATTTATCAATGATTTTAACATTTGGTGAACCAGTTAAAACAATAAGTAAAGTAGTAGCTATTTTTGTGTCTATTATAATATTATTTTACTTAGTCGATTTAAATAAAATGATGAAAATTAATCAAAAAGGTAAATTAAATAAAACAAAATTTACAAATTGTCCTGAAGGTTATGTAAAAAATACTTTTACTTTTGGTACAGACCCTGATGATACTACAATAACTTCTTGTATTGATGAAAGTGAAGATACGCTACCAACCGAAGGTAATACGCCAGATTATTATACAAACCGCCAAAATAAACTAATTATATTAAATCATCAAGGAAATCAAAATCCTTGTGATGCTAATCAATTAAATTGTTTCAATAAACCAATTTTAATGGATGATAAATGTCAAAAAATTAATCAATTTATAACAGATAATACAAATCATTTAAGTCGTCAAATAGAAAATAACTGGGACCAATATAGTATGTATTGTAAACAATAAAATATAAAAAAATTAATTATGAAAATTTGATTTTATTTTTTTAAAAATTATTTTAAATGAAATAAAATAATATTAAGTAAATTAATTAATTAAATTAATGTCATTTTATTTAGATAAATATTGTATAGAAAAAAAAGATGATATACAAGGAAATGTAATATTTATAAAAGAATTTAAAAATTGGTTAAATAATAATAGAAATATTTTATTTTGTGTAGGAGATAATGGTATAGGAAGAACTAGTATATGCGAATTATTAATGAAAGAAAACAATTATGATATATATCACTATTGTGATATTTCATATGATAAAAATGTTAATGATCATATTAAAAATTATTTTCAAAATACATCTATTAAAAATTATTTTAAAAAAGAAAAAAAAGTTTTGTTTATAGATGATTTAGATACTTATAAATCTAATATTTTCAAAAATATTTTAAATATTTATAATCAATTTATTAATAATAAAATTCTTATCAAAATTATTTGTGTTATACACAAAAACAGTTTTAATAAATTTAAAGAATATACTAATAATAAAATAATTGATATTATATGGTTTAATAAACCTACATATAATCAAGTTTATAAATATATAATTAATATAATTGATAATGAAAATATAGAATTATACAAAGATTCATTAGATAAATTAAAAAATTTTATATTAAGATTTAATTGTAACTTAAAAACAATTTTATTAAATTTAGAAATATTTTTAGACAATATTAAAAATAAAGAAATTAATAATAAAGAATATTATAATGATAATTTAATTGAATTAAGCTTTGAAAAAAATATTTTTGAAAAAAGTGAACTATTATTTAAAAAAAAATTAGAAATAATCGATATTGATTATATTGATAAAAACACTAATTCAAATTTATTTACTATGATAATATATGATAATTTAATTAATATTATAGAATTATATTATAAACAATTTGAAAAAGTTTTGAATAAATATTTAGAAAATAACAAAAACAAAAAAATTATAAATGAAAAAAAATTAATTAATTGTTTATTAAATAAAGAAAATAAAAATAACATAATAAAAAAAATTTATAGAAAAATATTAGTATATTATTGTTTTACAGATAAAATTGAAGAATATTTATACAAACAAAATATAGAAAATAATTTTATTTTTTTAAAATACATTAATTTTGTAAAGATATTTGTAATAAATAATTATATAATAAAATTTAAAAATATAAATTTAGATAATATAAAAAATTTAAAATTAGAAAATCATTTATTTAATATAAATTTAAGTAAAAATATTAAATTTACTAATATGCTTATAGAAAATAATCAAAATATTATTTTTAATAGAAAAAAAATACAATTTTTAAATCAAAATATTTTAAAATTTAATGAAAATGATATATTATTTATAGATTTTATTAATTTATATTTAATAAATCTTAAATTATACATTGATTTAGGTAATAATGATAATTTAGAAAAACAATTAAAAAAATATAAAAAATTAAAAAAAAAAGAAATTAAAGATTTTAAAAATAAAATATTTTTAAAATTAATAAAAAATTTTAAATATGGAAAAATAGAAACAAAAATTTTTGATTTAGTTGTAAAATATAATCAAGAATTTAATATTTTAACAGATAAAAATATTTTATATATAAAAAAAATTTTATAATTTTCTTTATATTTTTATAAATATAAAAAAAGTTATATTAATATAAATAAATATGATGAATTTTATGAATAATTTAAATACTAGAACAAATGATTCAATGGTCATTGTATTAGTATTACTTTTATTATTATCAGTTACAATTTATTTAATTGTATTATACAATAGACCATCTAGAAAAAAATTTACTGTAATTGATGCACCAATTAATTTAAAAATACAAAATAGTGGAAATAATGAATTAAAATTAATTAATAAATCAAGAGATATTCCTGAGGATATTAATGGAGAAAGATTTGCTTATTCTTTTTGGGTATATTTACAATCAAGCAATGATTCAACTGATCATACTTTAATATTTTCTAGAACAAGAGATACCTTTGATGTTGAAAATCCTGTAATTGTAAAACAACCAACTATATTAGCATATATAAGAAAAAATACTAATTCAATGATAATAAAATTAAGAACAAGAGAATCATCTGATACTAATATTGGTAATGTTAACTCTACTGGCTCTTCTAGTGATGATAATAATGATAATAATGATCTTGATGAAATGGGTTTTAATTATAGTGATCCTGCAAATTTTATTTCTATTGATAATTCTGTTGATGATATGTTAGAATTTAAACTTGATTACATACCTTTACAAAGATGGGTTAATATTATAGTAAATATTAATGGTAATTTATCTACATTATTTGTAGATGGTAGAATACATTCAACATCAGTAGCAAATAATAATAGAACTGTTATGAGTCCAGCAGGTGATGTTATAGTAGGCGGTGATGATGATTTAGGTACAACAGATGGATATTTATCAAGACTTGAATTTTTTGATTATGCTTTTACATCACAAAATGAAGTAAATAAAATTTATAAATCAGGACCAGTACATCAAAGTATTTTACAAAGACTTGGTGTAACTGAATATGGTGTACGTTCACCTTTATATAAAATTGATTTAGTAAATGATAATGAAAATTAAATAATTTAGATTCACATTAATAATTAATATAATTTTTATTTATAATTATAAATAAAATGTTACCAATGAATAATTTTGGTATTAATAATATATTTATAATTGTTGGTGTAATAATAGGAATTGCTTTAATATTTTTATACATAAAAATATTGAGATATAAATTTTTTCCTAAAATGAAACAAGAACATAATTTAGGTTTATCTATTGTAAATAATAATAAATTTAAAGTTAATAAGTTACTCTTAAAAGGAACAAAATCAAGCAATGATACTTTTTATTATAATACTAATATTGAAAGTAAATATGATAAAGAAAGATCAAAAAGATATGTAAGAATACCACCATCTATAAATCTTAAAGGTGGAGCACAATTTACATATAATTTTTGGATAAATAAAAAAACAAATAATGTTCAAAATACTGTAATATTTGAAAAAGGAACAACGGAACTATTAACGTGTCCAAGAGTTAAATTTGGCTCGGATGGTAATGGTATTGTTATAGAATTATCAACAAAAAAAAGAGGTCTTCAAACTTTTGCAATTCCTGGTGAAAAATTAAGTTTATTAAATAGTAATTTAAAAGACTGGTATATGATAACAATTATATTAGAAGATTATTATAATGAAGATAATTTTGAAACAGGAATTAAAATGTCATTTTACCTTAATGATAATTTAATAGATTCTAGTTTTAGATTAAATAATGATACTATTCAAACAAACAATGATAAATTTGTATTATTTCCTGAAGATAAAACAGGTCAGGATAATCCTGATATATTTAGAATTAGTAATCTTAGATATTTTAATTATGCAATTTCAATGAATGAAATACGAGAACTTAATAAAAAAGGTCCTGATTTATCTATTGGACTTGATTTAATTCAACAAATAAATAAAAATAATAAAGAAATTCCAAATATTTATGAATTGTCTCTTCAAAATCATACTTAAATAGCAAATATATACAATAAATAATTTTTATTAAAATTAATTTATATAATAAATAATTTTTATAATAATTAATTTCTGTAATAAATAATTATTATAAAATATTTAATATAAATTAAATATAATTTATAATGGTAGAAGAAAATTTTAAATTAATAACAAAAAAAACAGAAAAAAACTTAGAATTATTACAAAAAAGATTAGAAGAAAATAAAAATAAAATTAAAATTTTAAAAAATAATTATAAAAATGCAGACGATGTAAATAAAACTTTATCAAAGAATTATCAAACTTCTATTAAAATTATAATAGATGTTTCAAATTTATTAGATAAATATGCTAAAATATTTCAAACTATTGAAGAAATTATGAAAGATTTAGAAAATACCTTCCAAATTAAAGAAAGAGATTTTACTTATATAAAAAATTTAACTACTACTAGTGCATTAGATATTAAAGTTAAAATGGATTCTGAAATTGATAAAGTAATTAGTATTTTAGATAAAAAAGGTTATAAACAAAAAGCAGACGAATATAGAAAATTTAAAGAAAATAATTTAGATTTAGTTTTAATGTCTAAAAAATTAAAAGAAGAAAATGATAAAAGAAAAGAATTAAATAAAATAAATTTAAAAATTGCAGAACCTGTTACGCCATTATTAAATTCATTACAATCACAAAAATTAAATAATTCTAAAAAAATAGTTTATGCTAAACCTGTTTCAATAAATACACAAAAAAAATTACAACAAAAAATACAACAGCAAAAACCTAAAGAAAAAACTTTAAATCAAAAATTTTATGATATTTTATATACTTAATTATTTATAACAAATATTATTATTTTAATTATATAATTAATATATAATTTAATTAGATAATAATTAAATATAATTATATTTTGAACAAATTAATAAAAAAAATTTGAAAAATTTTTTAATTATAACTATATATTAATTAGTTTTAACTAAAACTATTTAAGAGTTAATAACCTTATATATTTTAATAGTAACAGCACCTAATTAATATCTAAAAATGGATGTTATTAATAAAGCTTATTTTCAAGCAAACAAAAAATATTATGATGAAATAACTAAAACAATTTTGTCTCATATTAAATTTGTAGCAGAGGAAGAATTTAATACAAAAAAAGAAGAATCATCTAAAAAGAAATTTACTATTACCGAAGAAGAATTTAATGAAATTATGAGTAACGCAATTATGAAGGTTCAAGACCATATCAAAAGTAATATTAATACAAAAGTAACTCCAAAAAAAAAGAAAGATGGTATTAAACGCAAACCTACTGCATATAACACATATGTCAAACAACAAATGGAAAAAATTAAAAAAGATAACCCTAATATTGAACCTAAAAATCTTATGAAAGAAGCTGCTAAAAATTGGAAAACTGAAAAAGACTCATTTATGAAAACTTTTAATCCTGATGAAGTTTCCGTTTCATCATAAATATTATAATTAATTATTAAAAATTTGTTTAAAATATTAAATTAAAAATATTATTTTTTCAAAATATTTATAATTTATAAATATTTAATTATTAAATAATTATTAATTAATAAAATATTTAAAAATATTTCTATTAAATTATATATCAATAATTAATATTTTTTATTATTTTTATAATGAAATATTCATATAATTTAATAGTTGCTTTAGATAATAAAAATGGTATAAGTAAAAATAATAAAATACCTTGGCATATTAAAGAAGATTTAAAATTTTTTAAACAAAAAACCTTAAATAATATTGTATTAATGGGTCGTGAAACATATGATAGTTTACCAGATAATTCTAAACCTCTTAAAAACAGATTTAACATAGTATTAACAAGAAATGAAGAATTATTAAAAAATAATCACAATATTAATAATTTACATTATTTTAATTTTGAAAAAGAATTAAATAATACATTAGCAATAAAAAATATAGATATTGATAATAAATATAAATATTTACATTACTTTAATGAAATAAAAAATTTATTAATAAATAAAAAAGAATTATTAAATGAATTAAATATATTGGAAAACATATATATAATAGGTGGTGAAAATATATATAATTTATTTTTAGAAATGTTTAAAAAGACAGAAGAAGATAACAAAATAGATAATATATTTATAACACAAATAAAAAAAAATTATAATTGTGATAAATTTTTTCCATTTTTAACAAATGATTATTATTTATTAAATTATTCTGATAATAATTATTCTGATAATGAAAATTGTAATTATAGATTTTTACAATATATTAAAAAAAATAATAATAATGTCTTAAAAGATAGTGAAGAAGATTATTTATCTATTGCAAAAAATATCATTAATCGTAATAAAAATAATTTAACAAGAAATGATAGAACTGGTGTAGGCATAACGTCTATATTTGGAACACAAATACGTTATAATATAAGTGAATTTATACCGATGTTAACAACTAAAAAAGTAGCATTTAAGGCTTGTATAGAAGAATTATTATGGTTTTTAAGAGGTAATACAGACAATAGTATATTACAGAATAAGAAGATTCGTATATGGGATGGTAATAGTAGTAAAGATTATTTAAACAAAATAGGTTTAAGTCATTTAGAGGAAAATGATTGTGGAGCGTGTTATGGTTTTCAATGGAGACATTTTGGCGCGGAATATAAGGATTGTAAAACAGATTATGAAAACAAAGGTATAGACCAAGTTAAATATGTATTAAATTTATTAAAAAACGAACCATATTCAAGAAGAATATTTTTAAGTGCTTGGAATCCGTCTGATTTAAATAAAACCTGTTTACCACCTTGTCACGTAAGTATACAATTTTTTGTTGAAGAAATAAATGGAATTAAACATTTGTCTGGACATATGTATCAAAGAAGTGCTGATTGGTTTTTAGGTGAACCATTTAATATTCTATCATACACTGCATTAATATATTTATTTGCAGAAATATGTGATATGATACCATATGAGTTAATTATTTCAACAGGTGATACTCATATATATCTTAATCATATTAAACAAATGGAAGAACAAATAAATCGAACAGTATTAGTTAAACCAATTTTAAAAATAAATCCTGATGTTAAAAATAAAAATATAGAAGAAATTCAATTTGAAGATTTTGAATTAATTGGTTATCAAAGTCATCCAACAATTAAAGGAACAATGGCTGTATAATTACGGTATAATAGTAATAAAATATAATAATTTTATATAATATTTAAAAATTAATTATTACATATTTTACATAGTTTTTTATTAATTTTGTTTTTTAAACAAATTTTTATCTTACAAGAATAACAAGACGTACATTTATTATATCTACTATATAAAGTTCCTTCATTTACATTGCATATTGGACAAATATTTTTATAATTATCATAAATTGATTTTTTTAAATAATTTAATAAAATTAAATTTTTATAATATTCTTTTGATAAATTATTTTTTGAATTTATTGTAACATTATTTAAAAATCTAAAATATCTAAATAACATTTTTATTATTTTTAAATATGTAATATTTAAATAAATTATATTTTAAAATACAATAAAAAATTTGATTGATTATAATAATATTATATAAATTATTTATTATAATTCTGATTATATATTTATAAATGAAAGAAGAAATGAAAGAAGAAATGAAAGAAGAAATCAAAGAAGAAATCAAAGAAGAAATCAAAGAAGAAGAAAAAAATATATTTAAAGATTGTAAGAATGGTTTAGAAAGATTTATTAAAATATCTAATTTTGATATAAATAAACCAGATGAATTTAAAATATTATCTAAACATAGTGATGAAATTAAAAATGCTAATTTATTTTTTGAAAATGGTGGTAGTTGGTGTAGAAAAGAATCTATAAATAAAAATAAATATAAAATAGCAACAATAAAAAAAAATGGAAATATTAATTATTTATGGGATGTTGAAGAAGAAGAAAAATATAAAATAAAAGAAGCATTTAATAAATTTAATTTAAAAGACAATAAAAATACCGGTATATTATATATTGGTGTTTTTGGTATAAAAAATAAAAAAAAATATGATAGAGGTATTCATCATAAAATAGTTGAATATTTTAAAAATAAATCTTGTTGTGTATGTGGTTCTAATACTAATATAGAAATAGACCATAAAAATGATTTATATAATGACCCAAGAGTATTAAATAAAGAGACACAAGAACAAAATGATTTTCAAGCACTATGTAAACACTGTAATGACCAAAAAAGACAAGTCAATAAAAAAATGCGTCAAACTAAAAAAAGATATGGTGCCACTAATATACCTTCTTTAAAACCGTTTGGTATAGATTTTATAAAAGGTGATGAAACATATGATATTAATGATAGTAATACTATGGTAGGTACATATTGGTATGATCCAGTAGAATTTAATAAAGAAATAGTTAAAATATTAACTAATCAAATATCTAATTTAAATTTATAAATAATTAATTAAATTAATTAAATAAAATTTAATAAATTAATTCTAAAATTTTATTAAAATAATTTAAATTTATTTCACAACCAATAAATTTTTTATTTAAATTTTTACAAGCTAAAGCAGTTGTTCCAGAACCTAAAAATGTATCCATAATAATATCTCCTTCTTTACTATGTTTTTTAATTAATTCTTCAAATAATTTTAAACTTTTTTGTGTAGGATGAAATCTATTTTTACCTCCTTGTAATGGATAGTGATATATTCCATTATCATAACTACTATTAAATGTAGGTTTACTTTTTTTAACACCTACTAAAGCAATTTCTCTACAATTTGTTAAATAATTTATTTTACTATTAAGTGGTTGAGGATTTGTTTTAATCCATTCAATAAATCTAATTTGTTTAAAATTATATTTTTCCATAAAATTTTTTAAAATAGTAATTTTCCATAAATCAAAAAATATAATTAAAGTTCCACCATTTTTTAATTTATCATAAAATTCTTTTATAAATTTTTCTAATATTTCTAATGTAAAATTTTTATCCCATTCACCATAATCTGTTTGAACCGCATATTTTTTTCCATATATATTTCCATATTTCATATAGTCTTCTTTATTTTTTTCATTCAAACTAATATTTTTATTAAAATTATTTATAAATTCATTCCAATCTTCTTCCGTTTTAACATATTTAATATTTTTTTTATTATTTTGTTCAATTTCATTATGTAGTTTATTCATACCTGTATCACGTGACGTAATATATGGTGGGTCTGTTAAAATTAAATCAATTGAATTTTTATCTATTTTATTTAAAAAACTTAAACCTTCTTCATTATATATTTTTATATTTTCATTTTTTTCATTTTTTTCATTTTTTATTTCTATTTTAGTATCCATTTATAAATTCTATTTTTTATATTTTTTTTATATATAAATTTTTTATTTAATTTTCAAATTTTTATTTACTAATTTTTTTATTTTTTTATTTTTTACTTATTATTCTATATATTATTGAAAATAGAATATCTATAAATAATAATATTACAGAAATATTCAAGTTATTATAATATAAATATATTGAAGAAAGAATATATAATATACCGTGTACATATCTAGTATCGTGCCAAAACACTTTTGCTATTTGTATTTCATTATTAGAACCGGTATAACCTTTATAAATAAATCCTAAACCTATTATTAAAAGTAATATAATAAATGTATTTTTAATATATTTATTATATTTATTATATGATAATTTAATTAATAATATTAGAGATAATCTAACAGTTAAACAAATTAACCAATAGGGATGTATATTTTTAGGTAAAAAATTAATTAAATTCATAATTAGTTTATATAATAAAATTTAATTTATAAAGTATTTTTAATTTTATTATAATCTTCTTCTGTGAGTTGATAGGCCCAGTGTTGAAGAGATTGTCTAATAACAGGAGATATATTTTCGTCATTATAAGATGTGTTATTATTTTTAATCATTTTAACAAGTCTTCTGATAAATCTACCTGATTTTTCACCTGCAAATTTTATCCATCTTTTTATTTGTCTATCGTCATCATCTGAACGTCTACCATCACAAAAACGACAATACCATTGAACCCATCCATAAGGGTCTTGTTCTATTATCCATCCTTTTTCTTCCCAATCTTCTAAACTAGTTCCTGCTTTGACCTTGTATTTATTTTTATTTTTATCTAATATATTATTGGGTGTTATTAAATATTTTTCATCGATATTATGAAGACAATTACCAGTTTTCATATGTTCTTTATGTTGATTTTTAAGTAATTTGTTTTTAAAAAACATAGAATGAATAGGTCTAAAATAACCTCCTTGGTCGTGAAAAGAACCTAATTCAAATAATTGTTTGGGTGTTAAATTTGGTTTAAATTCAGGATATTTTTCTTTTAATATATTTTGGTATTCTTTTGTGTGTTTTTTAAATACTACGATTTTTGGATTAATATTTTTCATTTTATTAATATTATAATTTTATTAAATTTTTTTATAAAAATTTAATAAAATAAATGAAAATAAAAGGTAATAATAAAATATATAAAAAAAAATATATTAATGAAGATGATGATATAGACGAAGATAATAATACAAATGAAACAGATGAAACAAATGAAGAAAATCTTAGTGATGAATTAAATAATTCAGATAATTCAAATAATTCAAATAATTCTGATAGTTCTGATAGTTCTGATAGTTCTGATATTAAATTAAGTAATTTTAAAAGATTAGATAATAATTCAAGAAAGATATTAAACAGTTTAAAAGATGAATTAGACACAAGTTTTATAAGAGATAATATACCAGAAGAGAACTTACCTAAATATAATAAAATTTTAAAGGCAATAAATTCAAAAAATACAAATATAGTAAATTATATAAGTGATAATGAAAACGAGATTAATACAAATATTGATAAAGAATTAAAAAAAAAAAAAAAAAATTTTAAATTAAACAAATAAA